GATGCAGTTCGGGATTCCGGACATCTGGGCCACGCACAAGAAGCACGGCCAGCGGTGGATCGACCTGAAGAACCCGGACTCCTACGAGTTCACGATGCGGCAGATCCAGAAGTGGCCGGTGTGGGAAGCCCACGGCTGCGGCATCTGGATCATCACTGGGAACCACGACTACAAGAAGCTGTTCGGGCCGCCTAACTGGCGAGATTACTGGAAACCACGGTACGACGAGATACCGACCCGAGAGGAACTGATTGATGATCTCCAGAGTGATGCTTGATCTCGACGACGTCTGCAACCACTTCTGCATGACAGCGCTGAAGTACGCCGGTGCCACGTCCCTGGTGCTACCGTACGAAGCCTACCCAGAGGTGGCCGGCTGGGACATCGTGATGGCAGCCAACCTGCTCAAGGAGCCTGGACGGCCGGAGTTTGGAGTGGTTGAATTCTGGGAGTCTCTGGACCGAAACTTCTGGGCAGGTATACCGCCGGCACCGTACTTGAGAAATCTCCTGGCTGCCCTGGTGTGGGCTGTGGGTGAGGAGAACATCTTCATCGCCACCTCGGCCACCAAGAGCCCGGAGTGCCTGGCCGGGAAGCTGGAGTGGATTCACCGGTTCCTGCCGAAGTTCCTGCACCGGCGGTACATGATTGGGTCTCACAAAGAGGTACTGGCGAACCCATTCACACTGTTGATCGACGACCGACGTGGTAACGTGGACAAGTTCCGCAAAGCCGGTGGGCACGCCATTCTGGTCCCCAGGCCGTGGAACACGATGGAGTACCACACGGCTGAGACGTCCATACGGTTACAGACCGAGCTGACACAATACTTCAACTTCAAGGTGACGCTGTGAACATCAACCCGAACAAGTGGAGCTGCATGCCGACCGCCTTCGCCAATGTGATTGGCTACCCCCTGGGGTTCCTGATCAAGAAGATTGGCCACGATGGGTCAGAGAAGGTGGGCGACGGCCACCGTGGCTTCCACAGCCAGGAGATCATCGAGGTCTTAGACGACATGGGCTGGAAGGTCACCTGCATCGACCTGTACCCGGTCATGGGGTACGAGAGCGGCGAGCTGGACGTCTACATGGGAAACCCAAAAGATCGTCTAAAAGACCACATGGCATTTGACATGGGCGTCCTGTGTGGTATACTTATTAAGGAGGAGGTCCCGCACGCTGTGACCTGGGACCTTGGCAACAAGCGGATCTACGACCCCCGGGGCGTGGGCCTGACCTGGGCTCCGGAAGACTTCCTGTACAAACACTTCGAGCCGAAGCTGTTCTTCAAGGTGCGACCATGAACCTTATCAGACTGTGTGCAAACCAGCGAAGGGTGAAACAGTTCGAGCACCCAGCCTTCAAGGATGTGAAACCTGTTTCCCAAGAGGCGCTGGCTGATCTAGTGGAAGCTAGGCTGGATGGTGGCCCGACAGAGCCATTGATCCTGGCCCTGAGATCGACAGCCCGGTACCTGATAGGCAGGTACATGTGGCACTACCCAAGTTGCCGGCGGTTCTTGGACGAGATGGTGGGTGAGGCCATGCTGGCTGTCACCATGTTGGTGAGCCACTTGGAACGGGACATGCTGATCGACTCGAACATTCAGAAGCTGGCTTCTAGCAGGATACGGGGGCGAATAGAGGAGTGCTTGAATGAGTTACAAGGGGTGGCGGCCCCGTGCTTGCGAACTCAACTGGGTCGCCTTGCCGATGGATTGAAGCCTGACTATTTGGTAAGTGAGAGAGAGCCAAAGCACGAAGATAAGGAGAACCCCGACGCGGAGGAGGAGAAGTCAGACATGCTGGACGCTCTTGAGGTGCTACGGGGTGAGTGTGAGATGGCTGCTCTCATTCTTGATCCTGACAACTGGGGCCTGGATGACAAGGAACTAGCTGAGAAGCTCGGATGTACTTACCAGTACGCGAACCGTTGTAGACGAAACCTTCTGTCCCAATTCCTTAAACTGACTGGAGAGTCCGAATGAGAACCGTCGTTTATTGTATCTTGGCTATGTTGGCTGTGGCCCACTGCTGCGTCTCACAATATACCCTGCACCAATTCGTTGACGGCGTGCGGTCGGAGACTTTGATCCCTTCGATGCAGGCTGTCGGTGACCTGGCCAGTAACAACGCCACGTTGAACGACCGCATCGAGCGGGCTCGCCTGGCAGTGGAGCTGATCTCCGAGGAGAACGCCCGACTGAAGGCCAGCCTGAAGGAAGGTGTCGAGATGCTCAAGGACGAGATCGAGGAGAACAACAAGCTGAACCGAGAGATCGAGAATCTCTCGTGGCGGATCTCCGTACTGGAGCAGACGATCGAGATGCTGAAGAGCCCCAAGGAGAAAACTGATGAAGTTTCACCGCCCTGACCTGAAAGACCGAATCGGCTGCTTCAGTGTCGAGGACCGGTTGATCAGGAATGAGCCCGAGATGGTAGCCGAAGCCATGATGGGATTCGTAGTCGTTCGGGCTCATTACTGCTTCGCTTCGCGTAGCATTTGCTACCAAGCGTACTCCCACTTGTTCGACAAGGTGCCGGAAGGGGAGAGGGCTCCTGAGTACGAGATCCTTGTTACCACTCTTGACAACCACACTCATGTACATGCGGAGAGAATTACATGAATCGACGTGAATTCCTGATGCTCGCCAAGAAGTACAACGGCAAGCAGAAGATCGCCAACTGGTGGGTCAGCGAGAAGCTGGACGGCACCCGGGCATTCTGGGACGGCGGCGTGAGCCGTGGTGTCCCTACCAGCCGGGTACCCTGGGCCAACGTGACCAACCCGAAGACTGGCGAGCCCAAGACGAAGATCAAGCCGGTCGCCACCGGCCTCTGGTCGCGCTACGGCAACCCGATCATGGCCCCGGACTGGTGGCTGAACAAGCTCCCAGCATGCCTCCTCGATGGCGAGCTGTTCGCCGGCCGGGGCCGCTTCCAAACGTGCCGGTCGATCGTGGCCGGCGACGTACCGGGACCGGACTGGGACCAGATCCGGTACTGCGTGTTCGGCAGCCCGGCCTTTGATCAGGTGTTCGGCACCGGTGAGATCAAGAACCCGAACTTCACCCAGATGGTGTCCGAGCCCCTGGTGCGGAAGTGGTTCGCAGAGCGGGCCGAGACGGGCGTGCTGGAGGACTTCAAAACCTTCGACAAGGCGGCCGACTTCGAGGCCGAGATGGCCTTCCTACTGGAGGCTGTGACCTCGACCCACGACGTTGTGGACGTGATCCCACACGGCCAATTGCCAGGCGTCGAGGAAGAGGCCGTCCGGAAGGTGGACGAGCTGCTCGACAAGTTCCTGGAGGCTGGCGGCGAGGGCCTGGTGCTCCGGGACGGGTCGGCCACCTGGGAGCCCAGGCGGATCGCCGGAGCCCTGAAGGTCAAAGACGTCAACGACGACGAAGGCATCCTGGTCGGGTACGTCAGCGGGCGGGAGACCAACAAGGGCAGCAAGCTGCTGGGCATGATCGGAGCGCTGATCCTCAACTACAATGGCAAGAGGCTGGAGTTGTCCGGGCTCACCAATGAGGAGAGGAAGTTCGAGTTGCCGGCCGCCACTTGCTGGGCGAAGAACCACCCCGGGGAGGTAGTGCCCGCACACTTCAACGGTGCCAGGCTGAAGGTCGGCGACAAGATCACCTTCAAGTACCGGGAGCTGTCGGACGATGGACTGCCCAAGGAAGCCCGGTATTATCGGAAGAGAGGTAACGAATGAAGCTAACCGGCCGAGATATTAAGGATAAACGTATCTTCAAGGCTGGACTTGCTTTCGTTGCTGAGGTAGAGTTTAGTAACGGAAACGTGACCGGGGCCGGTCGTCACCTGACGCTGGTCTCGGCACAGAAGGCCCTGGCCAAGTACCCGCCGGACGTCTTCGAGGGTAACGATGACCCGACCAAGACCAAGCGGCTGGACAAGAAGCGCCAGTTGAACCTGAAACCTTATCAACGCCCACGCCGCAAGGAGCAGGGCGAGTACATCAGACTCTACGATCGGAGACCGTTATGAGAATGCCTGACCGACTGTCGCCATCAGCCCTGGGCAAATGGGAGTCCGATCGGGAAGCCTTCTACGTCCACTACCTGGCGAGCACGAAGCCCATCTACGAGCCTCAGACTGAGGCTATGGCTGTGGGCTCTGCCTTCGACGCCTACGTCAAAGCCGCCCTCCACAAGGACCTGTTCGGGGAGGGGTCTGATCCGGCGTACGAGCTGGACGCCCTGATGGAGTCCCAGGTGGAAGAGCATGTACGTGACTGGGCTCGCACCGCCGGCCGGCACGTCTTCAACTGCTACAAGTACACCGGGGCCTACGATGAGCTGCTGGTGGAGCTGGGGCAGGCAGGCGAGCCGCCGCAGTTCGAGTTCGATGCGACGGGCGAGGTCGGCGGGGTTCCCCTGAAGGGTAAACCCGACTGCCGCTTCATCCACGCCAGCGGCGCTCACGTCATGCTGGACTGGAAGGTGTCCGGGTACTGCTCGAAGCGGACGACCAGCCCCAAGAAGCTGTACGCGATGGTCCGGGACGGGCAGGACATGCTCAAGCCCAGCCGTAACAACGGGAACCCCCATAAGGACTACAAGCCGAAGTTCTTCAAGGGACTGACGATCGGCAGCCACTATCTCGAAGAGGCCAACAAGGACTGGGCAGACCAGCTAGCCATCTACGGCTGGATGGCCGGTGAGGAGCCTGGTACTGTGGACATGGTCGCCCGTATCGACCAGATCACCGCCAAGCCGGCCGACCCTATGCCACTGCTGCGGGTGGCCAACCAGCGTGCCCGCATCTCACAGGGTTGGCAACTGGACCTGGTCAAGAGGCTCCAGGACTGCTGGCGGACGATCTGCTCCGGCCACATCTTTACCGACAGGACAAGGGAAGAAAGCGATGCCCGTTGTGAAGTTCTCGATATGGTGGTCGAGGACATGAGGGAAGACGATGACCCAATCTGGCAGGGTCTGAAAGGAGGTTATCGCAGATGATGAAAGTTGTCGCGGCGACTGCAAAAGACATTAGCGTCGTTCGAGACTTGGACGTGAAGTGCTACTTCTACCCTGTGCCCCAGGAAGGATGGGCGCATGCCCTTGTCGATTCATCGTGCGTTGTCAACATGGTTAAGATTGGGGCCAGGCCGATAGGCTTCTCCATACTTGAGCCGTACGGGGAGAACCTCCGGATACATCGGCTTGGGGTCATCAAAAGGTTCCGAGGGCTAGGTGCCGCCAAGCGGCTACTGCACAGGGCAGAGGACCTACGGTCCGCCACTAAGTCCTCCTCCCTGGAGACTGTGATCCCTGAGATCCAATGCCTCCCGGGCGACCCAGACGACGTGAGCACATTCCTGAAGTTCCAAGGGTTCCAGGCGACTGGGATTAAGCGGGACTTCTTTAGTATGTACGGCCGTAAGTACGACGGCTTCATCTTTGAAAGGGGACCTCAATGGTAGGGAAACGGATCAACATCCAACCGGAACGGAAGGCCACCCAGAGGCGCAAGTGGGTCGAGTACGCCCGCCGCGTCGTGGCCCGTAACAACAAGGTGGCCCGTATCACTCCGATCTGGGACTGGGAGTATGACGGCCAGAAGGGGGCAGTGGAAGCCTGGACCCGGAGCGAAGCCAAGTCGCTTATCAAGGCCGTCCTCGGCATCAACAAGCGGCTGCCGAAGGAGGTGGATCTTGCTCCACGAACCCAGTAAGCCGAGGCTGGTGGTCGACAACAGTGAAGTGCTCGACTACGCTGAGCATCTGTGGGCCCACTTCGAGAACCTGGCGAAGGACGCTGAAGAGATGGACTGCCCGTGCCTGGATCTCGTGGTGACGTTCATTGACAAAGACGACGAGTTTGTTGCTGGAACCTATGTACCTGAATTGCACTTGATAGTGCGGAAAGTGACTGAGGATGACGCCGATGGTAGCTAACTTTGTAGAGTTTATGGACGGTCCCTGCAAGGGTGAGAAGGCTACTACTTCAATGCTGAACATTACCGAGGAAGGGCGCTACGTCTACCGCTGGAAGGACGAGGTGCTCTACGAGTACGAGCTGCGTGCCGGGAACAAGGCTTACTTCGTCAACATAGACCGGGGACGGGACTGATGATCACGCTACTGAACCGAGATTGCGTTGAGGTACTGAAGGAGATGCGGCCGGTCCGCATGATCTTCGCCGACCCGCCGGACAACATCGGTCTGAAGTACAATGACTACAAGGACACGATAAACCCTGCGGACTACCGTCTCTGGCTGTGGGATCTGATCTGGCACGCAACAAAGAAGTGTGACGTGTTCTGGCTATCCTACAACGCCAAGCATACGTTCATGGTCGGCAGCCTGATCGACGACTTCGTCCTTCTCGAACTCGGTGCCTGGGAAGCCAAGCCGTGCGTCCAGACGTTCACGTTCGGGCAACACAACAAGCACGACCTGGGCAACAACCACCGGCCGCTGGTGCGGCTGATGAAGAAGGGGACCAAGCTGTACCCCGACGCCGTGCGGGTGCCTTCCTGGAGGCAACTCAACGGTGACAAGCGAGCCGACCCCAAGGGGCGAGTGCCGGGCGACGTGTTCGACTTCCCCCGGGTGACCGGCAACTCCAAGCAGCGGCGAGCGTGGCACAAGACCCAGCTTCACGAGGGTCTCTACGAGCGCTGCATAAGACTTTGCTGTGAACCTGGCGACACAGTATGTGATCTGTTCGCCGGGAGCGGCACATTGGCACGGGTGGCCCCTCGATGCGAGGTGAATGCGCTACTCGTCGAACTCGACCCACTCTATTGTGAAAAGATCGCAGAGGAGCACAATGTCAGAGTACGAAGGTAAGTACGACCCGAAGGACTACACCGGGCGGACGATTAAGGTGGGCGACCTGGTCGCCTTCCCGGTCCGCCGGGGTAGCGGCATGTGGCTGTCGTCAGCCCGTGTCAGCTCCATACGAGAGCGTGAGCGGCACCGGTACGGAGCCGAGCACACTATCGAGGCCCAGGGCGATCGGCAGCGGGTGACCCTGCTGCACACCGCCAGATTGATTGTGATCAACGAATGAAAGCGATCATGCGACATGGTGCCCTGATGGCCTGCGGGACGCACGACAAGAAGCGTACGTTCCGCAAACCGGTGCGGCCCAAGAACAAGTGCGAGGTCTGCTGGTGCGTGTACCTGGCCGACCAGCTTGAGACATCTGTCTATCAAGATGACATGGAGGCCCTCTACCGTTTTGCAGGGAAGCGTCCTAAGGTTACCTATGAGGAGACCGCTGATGCCGATGTATGAATTCCAGTGTCCGGACGAAGAGTGCGGCCTGCGCTACGAGAAACAGCTCACGATTAAGGACTTCGCAGACGACCGGCAGTGTTGCCCGGGCTGCGGGGCTGTTGGTAAGCATGTGCTGTTTGCTCCGGCCGTCCATACCCGCCTGTCGCTCATGCACCCCCGCCACATGCGAGGGCAGAAGGGCGAGTTCAAACGACAGAAAGGATGTGTGATCGAATGAACATGAAGGAGATGATCGCCTTCGTGCGAGCGCTCAAGGGCCACATGCCGGAGAACGTCCGGTGTGCCGTGGCTCATGGCGTGTGCGATCTGATCGACAAGAGCATCGAGTCGGAGTCCCTCCCCTGGTGGCAAACCAAGGGGCAGGTCTGGTTCCTGGCCGACTGTGGCCTGGATGACTTCGACAAGGCCACCACCCGCAACGACCTGACGGCCGAGCCCTCGGCCCTGGCCAAGGTCGTCAACAAGTGGCGGTCGGTCAAGGCGTACAAGGATGACGACGGCGAGTACCGCGACCTGACCGTCGAGATGAAGAGCCTGATCATGGCCATCACCGAAGAGTTGGAGGAGATCAGTGTTCAATAATGACTTCGAGTACAACCACCGGCCAGACGACCACAAAGCCTGCTGTGAGGCCATGCGGAAGTCCATTGAAGTGGATGGGTCGGTCAAAGTGCTGACCAACTACCGTCACGTCATGCGGTGGGAGCGGGCTTGTGGCTGCACAGTCTTGAACTACTGCCCTTGGTGCTTAACCGCCCTTCCGCACTAGCCCGTGGCCTTCTTGAAGCCGTAAGTAGTTGAAGAATTCATCCTCGGAGAACGGTCGGTGTTCTCCGAGGATTCTCTTTGCGCTGTCGATCCCAACGTCCATCGAGCGGCGCTGCGGGAAGGCTAGGTCCATGCGATCCTCATGCTCTATGTTGTAGTGCAGGTGGCCGTACGCATGGTAGCTGCCGTAGTGGCTGTTGTGCCAGTAGGCGTGCGGGAAGTGGGAGCAGAAGATGTTGCCCCGCTCCAGCTTGACGTACTTGGTCTGCCAGACGTTGCAGCCGAAGACGTCCCGGATCTGCTGGGGCTTGTCGTGGTTACCCAGGACGAAGAAGATGTGCCGGCAGTTGATGTGCTGGCGATAGCGGCCGGGGCGCTTGAGGCAGAAGTCACCGAGGATCACGAGCCGGTCCCGCCTATCGACCGCCCGGTTGATATTGGTAAAGATCGCGGCGTCGTGATCCTCGATGGTCTCGTACTCCGAGCGAGTATGCTTTCGCAGGTTCTCGCAACCGAAGTGCAGGTCTGCCGTCAGGAAGGTTTTCATGACTCGTGGATAGCCTCTGCGACTTCCTTGAGGGCCGATGCGATATTATCGAGCGACAACGTCTGGCCCATTTGACTGAGGTAATCAGGGCCAGAGTCTTCGAGCCCTGCCCGGATCTGGGCAGCGATGGTGGCTGCCGAGCAGTCCAGTGAAGCCGCCTGGATGAACCCAGCTAACAGCACTGGGTTCTTCTTGGCGTAGCCCTCGCCCAACATACCGTCGATGCAGTGTATGCCCTCATACAAATAGTCATGGGCCGTCATCGAGCCTTGTTTCATAAGGGTCTCGGCTGACGCAGTGATGTGGTGGATCACGGTCATGGTAGTTCTCCAGGGTAAGAAGGAAAGGGTGCCGCCGTGGCGGCCATGCCGACTCTCGTCGTCACGGCCCACCCGCGCACACCCCTTGGATCATGAGTGAGCCCAATAGCCATAGACTGGAATGACTTCGTAGACGTTGAAAATGTCACCGCCGAAGTCTACTTCAAACTCGTCGTACTCTGACGGGGCCCGCGTCGGGTCCTTGACAACAAGGCTAAGGCTCGCTTCGTGCTCTTGGATGGCTACGAGGTTGTCCTTCTGTGTGGGGAGTAGCTGGTCCACCACCTGCTGTACGCGGGGGTCGTGGTCCTCGTCCCACATAATAATGACCCCTCGGTAGAATGACACTCCGCGACAGGGCAGGATCTGCTCCCGGGTGGGTTTGTGGTGTTCGGCGTGTGTAAGTTGATAACGCATGGCAGTTCTCCTAAGTAAGTAAGTAAGGGGCCCCGGCCACGCCACGAGAGAAAACGTGGCCGGGGCTAACCCGGTGATCAAGCCGGGCCCCTTGGATCAAAGGACCTCAAGCAGGAAAGTGAAAGCCCAGTCTTGGAAGCGTCCGGTCAGGGTGCCGGCACCGGTGACGTACTCGGCGATCCCTTCCAGGATGGCCTTGCAGGTATCCAGACCGTCTAGGCCCGCCTTGACGAAGACCGTGTCGCCCTCAACGTAGACGTTGGTGGTGTGCTTGTCTTCGCGGAAGCCAGCCACCACCGGGGAATCCTTCCCGTCTGTCATACCACCCTCCTTGGCACGCGACCAAAAGGTCGTGAAGCTGTTGTAGGTGGCGACGTCCACCCCGCACGGGATGCGACCGACCATCTCGCCCGCGCTTAGCACGTCCGAGTCGGCCTTGATCCCGAAGCGCTGGAGGCTCTCCCGCCAGCCGCTGGAGTCGATCGACTTCGCCCGGAGTCCCTTGCGCTGGACGTACTCCAGGCTGCGGGAGTCCGAGGGCGTGACCACGGCGTCACCGTGGGCCTGCTTCCAGGCGGCCTGCCAGTTGGCCTTCTCGACGTCCCTGGGCGTGTCCCATGAGGGGCACAGGTAGTAGGGATCGAGCTTGGCCTCCATCGTGACCTTGCCTTGGCCGATGGCCTCGAAGATCGGGGCCAGCTCGGCGGCCGAGGCCCGCCGGAGGAGCTTGGCGATCGCTCCCCGCACGCTGTACTCGTTCGAGTTCCGGCACTCGTCGATCTCAATGCCGCCGGCCTGGAAGTTGTAGTCATAGATGCCGGCTTCGCCAGGCAGCTCGCAGACGTACACACCGCACAGGTAAATCATCGGGCGACCGCCATCGGACAGCTCTCGGCCCGCCTTGGGCAGGATGACCTGGTCCAGGGGCGTGTCGGTGAAGTGGAGGAACCGCTTGGGCAGCTCTTCGACGAACTGCTCGACGTCCTCGTTGACTTCGACGTAAACCCTGGTGAAGCCGCCTTTGGCACGGGGCTTGGTCGGGTCCAGCGCGACCTTGAGGTCGCCCGTTTGCAGGTCGGCCTTGTAGCCACGGCCCTTGATCGAGGCGTCCAGGGCGTTGACGACCAGCTCCCGCAAGCCCATGTGGGTGTGGGTCCAGTCGACGCAGCCCCAGTCCAAGGTCCACCCGAGGTCGACGGGCTTCTTGCCGTTGATCGAAAGGGTGACGCGCTTGCAGGGCTTGCCCTCGAACTCGGCCTCCCGGGTGCCGTATACCAGCCGGTCGGTGCCGGCGTACACGGTGACCTTGTGGCCCTTACGGAGCAGGCAGGTGATCCCGAGCTTGTTGCCCGAGCCGAACTTGCCGTTGACGTCGTTGTTGTCGCGGCTGCCACTGGCACCGAGGAGCGTGTAGCTTTCGATCGGGGCGACACCGGGGTTTTGAATCAGAAGGTTCATGGTTGTCTCCAGGTTAGTAGTGTCGTTCGTCAACTACCCAATCATACCACACCCTGGGCAGTTGTCAAACGCAGTTTCAGAAAATTATCGTGGCGGGGTGGCGGTTTCCACCGTCGCGTCACTTAGATGCCGCCCTTCACGGTACTGTGACTGATCTCGATCAAGCAGTCGAGTACGTTGTTCCAAGCCATGCGGACGGTCGACCCGCCCGGCCACTCGTTGGCCCGCTTCAGGCACTCGTCATAGATGACCTTGAGTTGCCCGTTGTCGATCGGCCGGACGGCACAGACCCACTGGAGGTCATAGCCGAGGATCGGGTCCAGGTGGTCGAGTTGCCCGATGGCCGTGTCAATGAATCCTTGAAGTGTTGCTGCGTTCATCGGTCATACCCGTCTGCGGCGTCGGCCGCTGTTAGGAGTTCTTCGTCAAGGTCCAGGCCATCGACCCAGTCGAGGGCCTTCTCGTCGAGCATCTTCAGCCATGCGGCGTCGTACGCCTCCCGGCTGAGCAGGTCGTTGAAGTAGACGTGCTTGTCGCACTCCAGGTGGACTACGCGAGCGCTAGTGATCTCGCAGCCTGGAGGGCTGCCAGGGTAGCCATCACCGTTCGGGTAGTAGCGAACCATAGGCTCGCCCGCCCAGGCGTCGTAGTCGATCTCGATCTCTGCGTACCACTTGCCGCAGAAATCCTCTTCCTCGTGGTAGTAGAGGTAGCTTCTCATCGTTTCGCTCCTGTGTTTGTGTCACTACCAATACCTTACCACATTATTTAGGCTTGTCAAGGTCCTTGGGAAATTTCTTGCGTTTCTCGCTCGCCGGCTCATAATGGGTGCCGACACATAGACTCCAGTAGCCGTCGTCTTCTGACTCTTCAAGCCAGGGGGCTCGCTCCTCCCCCATCCACACCATATCAGGTTCGGGCTTCCACCTATAGGCAGCCTCTGCTGGGTCTCTGCTCACGACAGATCCTCCAAATCGGCAGCCGTCTTCAGGAAAGTGAAGAAAGCCGATGATGCGCTTTGGTAGTCAAAGGCTCGCATGCGGGCCATCTCAGCCAGCTCCGCGTCGTCGAACAGTTCCTCCTCGATTGCCTCGGCCAGCTCTGGGTCCAGTTCTCTTACTCGCTCCGCGATCGTGCTTCTCTGCGTGCTCATTACATGCTCTCATTGCGCTGTTGCGCTTACGGTGTTTACTGATGATGGTCCAGCCCTCTTCCGACAGGTGGAAGGTGGCATAATAAATGTCGGCGTACCCGAGGTGCTCGTTGCCACGGTACAGCCCGAAGGCGTACGGTATGTGGCTCTCGATCACCCGGTAGCGCTTGCACCTGGACTCCCAGGTGCGGCGTTCGGCCGCCGTGCTCCTGCTCTTCCTCGCTCGCTTAAAGTCCATAGGGGTGGGTCTATTTCCCGCCCGCCCGTGTAGGGCCTGGCGTATTGGAGTTTCTCACGTGCGCTTACGTGCGTGTAAGCGTCACTACTGCTGGGTAACCACCGTGATGACGGCGTACATGGCCACCCCGGTGCCGTATGGCGCTTCAAACTGCTCAGGCTTGCTGCTCTGCCCCTTCAGTTGGTCCAGGGCCTGCTGTGCCAGATCCTGCGCTCCTGGCTGTTTACTCTCCCGGAAGTCGTCACGCAGCTCAGCGATGGCCTTCATGGTGGCCTCCAGGCGGCTGCGGCCGTGGCCGGAGTAGTACGGCAGCTTCTTCATGCTCAACTGCTGCTCCCTCACTTCCCATAGGTTGGGTGCGATGGGGCCGATGGTTTCCAGTGTTGCTCGGTATGACACGGCGTTTGATCTCCTTTGTTTACTGGTGTTTCGTTTCCGCTTACACACAAGCATACCCGATGCTCAGCGTTTGTCAAGCAGGTGGTCGGAAGATTCCCCACATTACAATAAGTGTTCGTGTTTTCACGAACTTTGATCTGGCGTTCGACCGGCCGCGCTCGTTTGATGGTTACACATATACTATACATATACTATAGATATCTAGGCGTTCGAGTGCGGGCGTTCTGCCTGCCGGCGTCCGGACGTGTGCGTTGTTTAACGGGGCCGGCACGTTTCCTACAATCGTCATGTTCGGAAAAACCGGAAAATCCGGACCCCATTATTTTGACCTTATACTATAGCGCGCACGAGCGGCCGGCGGCCGGCAGCTAACCCTATGCAGTGTAACGACTTACGACCATTTTCCAGAATCCATTTGACAATCGCGCTTGGCATGGTATGCTGTTGGTGTGGCAGGAAACGAAACGCGAACGGGAGAAAACAATGGGGATCGACTACGGAAACGGTTTGACGAATGTATCGGATGTGAAGTTTCCAGGGACGACAACGGTTGTGCGCTATGGAGTGATTTCACAGAACGAAGTGCTTCAGGCATGGTGTGACGAATCGGAGGCTTATTACGGATCTCCGCATTGCCCGGCTTGTGGCAATGAGTTGGATGGTGACGTTGATGACGGTCACGAGTGTGAGTGCGGTCACGTCATTGATTGGGTTGGTGAGGAATGTTACGGTGACGAGCCTTTGTCGCATTATGTCGATGATGGCGAATACAAAGCTGAGTCCGATTCTTACGGTGATATCTTCATTACCAAATCGCCGTATTATACGGTCTGTGGCTACTGTTCGCCTTGTGCGCCTGGTGCCGGTTATCTGACTGATCCGGGTGAAGACTGTGCTGCGTTCTGCTTCGGTCCTGACTGGTTTGACGGTCCGGTCCCTCACGACATCTATGACGTTAAGACCGGTCTTATCGTCTGTGCCAAAGGAGACGATCATGCTAACTGAACGAATGATGCTGCTTAGCAGCGACCTTTACGATTATACCTTCCAGATGGTTGATGGCGAGAATGAGGCTTACGGCAATGATGCCGGTCGTATCGCCACTGCCGTCCAGAGGGCTTTTGAGGCTGCTACGCTTGCTGACGATCCTGACGAGCTTGCGGCTCGTATCATCCTTGACGCCCAGCGCGATGGTGAGCTTCAGTACGATCTTGAGCTTTGGCCGGAATTGACGCCCGTTAGGGGTAATGCCATGTGCTCCGGTGATGACGAAGTTGACCGTGAGTACGAAGATAAGATCCTTGACGCGCTTGAGCGTGGTAACGAATGGGCCTGGTGTACCGTTCGTGTCACTTGTCAGGTTCCGGGCTATGGTGTCGTTGGTGACGATTGGCTGGGTTGTTGCAGCTACAACAGCCTTGAGGATTTTGAGGAGTGTGCCTATCATGAGGATATGAAGACTCAAGCCCGGCACGCCCTACAGACCGCATTGTCGGAACATTTGGAAAAGCGCTAGGATCGCTTGACAATCGGCTGGGCGCTGGTATAGTTGAGTAGTGGCGGGAACGACAACGAAACGCAAACGGGAGCGAACAATGACCTTTGACGAATTGCTGACACTGGAAGATGAGCAGGATTCGATTCTGCGGGAAGTAGGGATCGCGCTGGATGCTAACGATCATGAGGATGATGTCGAGCGTAGGATGCTCGCGCTTTATGAACATCTTGAGGGCAGTTACAGTCTTGACGATATTGAGGAAGTGAGCGGTTGGTCCCATTGTGGGATGCTTACCTTCTCTGTCGGTAGTCGGGAATATGCCGTTGCTACCGATGATGAGGCCGATGAGGCATGGGATGCGGCGCTTGACAATTATCTGGAGGAGTGCGTCTATCCCGAATTGCCCGACTTTGCGGCTTCTTACTTCGATGAGGAAAAGTGGAAGCGTGACGCTCGTTTCGATGGTAGGGGCCATTGCATCTCCGGGTACGATGGTCACGAGTATGACGTTCGTGAGTTCTTTATCTACCGTGTCAATTGAAACAATTGGGGCGCTGGCCGGGGTTGTACCGACTACAGACCTGAGTTCGATCGGACAGGTTATGACGGGAGAGGGGGTTGTACAGCCTCCGCCGGACGAAATAAATCATCTCCTACAATCCCGGCCAGCGCCCCAAACGGAACAATGAGGGTTACAATGAACGCGCATAAGACAGCGATTAGTCGGAAGGGACCGTCTGCACCGATGAAGTGGCTTGACAAGCATGGGCTGCTTGTAGGGGAGATGCTGGACTTTGGGTGTGGTAAGGGTGCTGACGCCGATGCCTATTGTATGGATCGGTACGATCCTTACTATCAGCCGGTTGTGCCGGGTATGCTGTACGATACGATTACGTGCAATTACGTGCTGAACGTGATCGAATCGGAAGCAGAGCGCTTGACGGTTATAGCGAATCTACTGGCTTTGCTGACCGACGACGGCGTGGCTTACATAACCGTGCGAAACGACAAAGACAAACTGAACGGCACAACCCGAACCGGGACGTGGCAGGGCCACATTGTACTGGATCTGCCGGTCGTGCATAAGTGTTCCGGTTATGTCATCTACAGACTGGAGCGTGGATTATGAGGGCTTGGCAGGTCGTAGCGGCTTGCCTGGCTACAGTGGTCGTAGGGAGCCTGGCGAGTAGGGTGTTCACGTCGATTGCACCGAGAGTAGACTATACGCGGAGCATAGGGAATGGATCGAATATGCTCGATCGCGCTGAACGTGCGGATTCTGACGACAAGATTCTTGCGTGGATTCTTGAGAATTCCGGCGGCCGACTTGACAATCGGCCGGGCGCTGGTATAGTTGAGTAGTGGCAGGGACAACGACAACGACAAACGGGAGCGAACAATGAGTGATCTACAGCGTACTATTCCGGGCTGCGGGCTTGATCCGGTTGTGCCGCCTGCGCGGCTTCCTGACGATGAGGTGATCTGTGAGGATGGTTGGATCTGTAAGCATAAGGATGCTCATTACGATTCTGCCGGCGGCGCTTGGGGTGACCCATCTCTGCGGGATGATCGGGATGTAGAGCTTGTAACGGAATTCCTGATGGGCATGGATGAATGGGTTACGGAGTATGCTACCGGGAATACCGATTATCCTTCGATGTACGATTGCTGCGTATCGGAGGGTCATCACAATTGGTCCGGTCGTATCAAGGAATGGGTTGAGGACAACCTTGAGGTCTGTGAGGATTACGTCGATCACGTCGTTGAGTACATCTGCACCGAGTTGGCAGGTTATGAGGACTGGGAGTGGGAGTACAGTCGTAACGAGTATTCCTGTTACTCCGGTCCGCACTGTTGCATCGACTCGGTCGAGATTGGCGAATATGAGGATCAGATCGAGATTAACGAACATTCGGTCCTTGCCGCGCTTCACGAAGATGGGCGTCTTGACAGTATTCTGGATAACGTCAACTGTGACGTTCATGTGTATCGCCAGCGTCGTAGGGTTCAGAACAAAGAGACCGGTCGTTACGAATACACCGGTGCGGAGACCTATGATCCCTATGGCAGGGAGACCGATCATCCGACTCTTACTACCTATCACAGTCCGGGCGGTCAGTGGCACGCTGTCGTCTTTGAGGATCGTATGAATGAGTTGGTTGAGGAGTTCTTTGAGGATGAGGACGGGTGGGTCTAATTAGACCGCTCGCGTAGGCAGGGAGGGTGATTCGGATTATTTGTGTGGCGCTTACAATATATAGGGGGCAATGGCCCGGCGGTTCGCCACGCTGCCATAGTGCCACGCCCCGCGCGGTCGGCTGCTGTCGCAACCCGGCGGCCGATCGCGCTCCGAACAGCGGCCGATAGGGGCCACAGAAACGAAAGGCGGGTTATGACGATGGCGCTACCTGATTGGGAAGTGCGGGAAACGAAGGTGAGCATGGACGTGACGGTTGGGGAGCTTGTGTCGCTCCTGATGCGATTTGACGATGATACCATCCTTGCGGCCGTTGACGCGCTTGTCAATTATGTCGAGGATGACGATGCTCTCGGTGAGTGGGAATGTAAGATTGCTGCTGCATACCACTGCCGTAGGGCTCGTGAGGATGGATTGGTCTAGAGGGTTGTTGTCTCTTGGGTTAGCTCGGCAGGTTCCTCCCAGCCTGCCGGGCTTTCCTTATGCGCTGGCCGTGCCGGTCGTGCCGATCCTGGCGGCTGGGTACGTTGATGCCGGGAGGTGGGGCTTTGCCGATCGTGCCTATTATATGTATATGGGTTCGGCGATCGGAGCGATCGGCAAACCCGCCGCAAACCACCCAGGCGTTACAACCACACACGATAGTTTAAGAGGGACAAGCCTTGTTTCCGGGCTGTTTGGCAAAACCGGAATAATCGGAATATCCGGAATTCCATTTGACAATCGCGGGGGCGCGTGTAGACTTGTATTGTCGGCCGACAATCGGCCGACCGGCCGACCGGCCGCTGTCGAGTCTAGAAACACGGGAGACCGGTTATGACGATTGCAACGGAATTCGCGGGCGATTGGATTCCACTGGATGGGGCGCTTGTGACGGTTGATGGGCTTCGGTGGAAGATCCGGGTCATGACGTATGACGCGGTTTATCCGGTTCGCCAGTCTGTGACGATGGTGTCGCTTGAACCGACTGCGCGGACTAAGCGCTCTGCGCAGTATGTAGCGGTTCGCGCGGATCTGCGGGATGATTGGTCGATCGACGCATTATCCCTAGAACCGGAACAGGCCGCGCATGTGATACAACAGGCCGACCGGTACATTCGGAACATTCGGAATTCCGGAGAATCTAGTTGACAATCGCGGGGGCGCGTGTAGACTGTAGATAGTGGCCGACCGATCGGCCGCGCGGCCGCTGTCGGCCGCTGTCGAGTCTAAAATCAGGGGAGTCCGGTTATGACGATCAAAGCGAAACATCCGGTTCGGGAGGCTTTTGCGGGTCGTAGCAGTGGCAACGATGGTGGCGCTTATTACAGTACGAAGGGTCATGCGGTTAATGCGTTTGATGGCGAATTGCAGACCTATGACCTTTGTTTCGATCGTGACGATCTGCTCGATTTTACCGGCGATGAGGGTCGTAAGCTTATTGAGATTCATGACGAATTTAAGCATTGTGTCGGTCGTGCGCTTCTTACCTGGTATAGGATGCCTAGCGGTCGTTACGAATTTATCGGTTACATCGCTTGAAGGGGTTGTGCCATGTTGTTCGATCGTGACGAAGTTCCGGATCTTGCGGCCATGAGCGCTGATGAGGCTTGGGAGGCTTGTGAGGCTTTTGAGGATTATGCCTGTCAGTTGGGTGATGACGTTTCTGACGATCGTTTCGATGATCTGATTCGTAAGGCTCGTGAGCTTTATGACACCTATTACACTTTGTTTGAATGAGAGGGTTGCGATGACTATTCCGGTTGATTCGATTGAGATTCCTGAGCGGTTTGTAGCGGTTGCGTCACATTGGTACGATGGTATGGGTGATATGCTTTATGCCGTATCTTCCACCGGCGGCCTTACAATCGGTACAAACTGCCCCGTGACCGATTATACCGATCGTGACGATCAGTTGAGAAAGTGGTATTATTCCATCTGGTGCGATCTTTCCGTTGATGTCGGTCGTGCGCTTCGTGCGGCTCGTAACCTTCGTGACAGTGATACCGATCATGAGGATTATTACGAACGTGAGGATGAGGCCGATTGTCTCGAAGAGTTCGATAAGTGGGTTGATGACGTTTGTGAGCGTCTTGTCGATGAGTACGGTCTTGAGGATTGGGAGGGTTGATGATGGCTAGCACGGTTAGAATGAATGTGCGGAACGCGCTTGTTGGGCTGACTATTCCGGAAGTGCTGGATGTGCGGGCTACGCAGGTCTGGCGCGGTGATACCGAAGGTGTCGGTTATACCGATGAGTGGCTTGATGAGCTTTATGCCGAATATGCGGGCGAGCCCTGTATGACCGGCACAATGGTTACAGACGTTAGACTCCTCGGGACCGGTCTAACCCTTAAAGCCGGCACAACCGTCAAGCTGACGGCTGCAACGAATCTGCCGTATGTACCGGTTGGTTGGTTTGCGGCACCTCTTGACGATCGTGACGATTGGTTGGGTGGTGAGGATGATTCCATCTTGTTGGATCATGAGGATGTTACCGATCTTGTCGAATGGGAGGGTTGAACCGTGGCTTACATCTTTGCGGCTGATATCTTTTGTGACGATTGTGGCAAGTACATCAAACGTGCGGTTGCTGCCGAATCTATCGACGGCAGGGGTCTTGTCGAATGGGTCGATTTTGAGGGTCATGACGATATGACCTACAATGAGCAGATTGACGATATTGTCGATCAACTCGATCGTTTGGATGAGACCTGTTATGACAGTGATGACTATCCTAAGTATTGTTCCGATGATGCGGAAGCTGACTGTCCGCAGCATTGTGGCAGTCACGAGCATTGTATCAATGCCATCGGTATTGAGGGTGGTAAGGATATTGGCGATTGGATCGGCAATGACCTTACCAGCGATGGTATCGAATATGTCAAGGAAGCGGTTCGTGAGGGTGGTCCGGTTGCTGAGCTTTGGAAGGAATACTACGATTGGATCGACTTTGGGGCCTGTTTGGGTGAGTGCGCCATTTGCGGTTGGCCCGGTGTCAACGGTGATGGGCTTTGTCTCGATTGCCAGCGTTGTGACGATGAGTGCAGATATGAGGAATAGTCCGGTTATTCCGGTTCCTGTCTGGTGGCCGCTGTCGGCCGCTGGTCTCCCGGTGGCCGATCGGTGGCCGCTGGTCTCCCGGTGGCCGCTGTCGGCCGCTGTCGGCCGCTGGACGGTCTCCCGGTGGCCGCTGGTCTCCCGGTGGCCGATCGGTGGCCGCTGTCGGCCGCTGGTCTCCCGGTGGCCGCTGGACGGTCTCCCGGTGGCCGCTGTCGGCCGCTGGTCTCCCGGTGGCCGCTGTCGGCCGCTGGACGGTCTCCCGGTGGTCTCCCGGTGGCCGCTGTCGGCCGCTGTCGGCCGATATTCTCTAAAATTTTAACCCTATGCAGCGTAACGAGTTACGTCGATTCTCGGATTATTATTCGGCCGACCGTTTGACAATCGGCCGGGCGCGGGTAGACTGTAGATAGTGAGGGGAAACGAAACACGCAAACGGGAACGAAACAATGGATATCGGAATTGCTTTCTTTGTGACGGTTGTAGCGGTCGCCTGGATTCAAACGAATGTCCTATCGCCGCGAACGTACTGATCCTGACGGTTGGAGGGGTTACGATGTTCTACCTGGTTGTGATGGTTGTGCTGCTTGGGTACGGTTATGACTGGGACGACCTAATGCAACGGTCGAATCGGTCGCAGGAATTGAAGCGACAAGCGGAGATGCGACGGTCAATCCGGTTGGCGCAATTACGCAACGGCTACCGGCCGTGCGGGAGGTAACGATCATGCCGGATGGCGCGAAAAGGCGGCGTAGGTCCAGTTCTGAGGCTCGTAGGGTTTGGTATGCGTACTGGCGGTCAGTACGGTTTTCACGACGGTTCGGATTGTAATGGGAGTGGCGATTATGACACGCGAAGAGATTGTACAGGCTCGGATGGATGCGCGGATTGAAGCGATGGAAGAGGTTGATCGGGAAGTACAGGCTCGGCTGGATGCTCCGGAAGTGCCGGTTCTCAAGGTTATGCGGCCGAATCAACCTTTGACGGTCTGAGGGGTTGTACCGATGGGACTGATTCTAGGGGGCTTCCTGTTCCTGACGATGATATCGGGAATATGGATGATAATGGCGGACCTGACTTTGCCGGATGTGCGGCAATTGCGGTTCGGGCTGATCATGACGGTCGTACCGATGGTGATAGCTTTGATCTTTGTGGCGATTGGGGCGTCGGCTCCGGAGTTTCCGGATGCAACGAATATGACGCTTGAACAGGCGTACCAGATATTGGGGAGGTAGCGATTATGCAGAAAAGGCATTTCAAGATGATTGCAGCGGAGCTGCGGGATCTGCTGGAAAGTACGGAAACACTGGAGGAACGGGCTGTAGCGATTCGGGCGATCAAGCGGATGGCGGCCGTTGGCACCGCCTTTAACGATTATTTCAAGCGGGACGTGTTCTACCGGGCGTGCGGATTGGAGGTCTTGGAATGAACTGAACGAATGTAGGGGTTATAGCGGAAAGTGCCCTAAAATCCGAATAAGTAGCAAAACCCAGGCGACCGGAATGACCGGTTTCCTGGGTTTTGTCGTTGTAATCGAGGTTACGCTACGACCGTCAGGACCGTCAAGTGTAACCCAATCCGCACCCTCGAAATAACCCCTATGAGGGGTATGACCATACCACACCCTACGATCGGGGCAACCTGGAATACCCCTATAGTGGGCCCAAGTGGGTTACACTTTACGACCCCGTAACCCGGAATATCCGGCACAATCCGGCGCAAGTCCAGATGTACCAATTAGTTGGATAAATGGGTTACGATCGAGGGTTACACCTATGACTTACATATAGATGATGATGATGATGATGAAAATAATATAGAGGAGGGTTATGCGTCTTAACCCGTAACTGTAACCCATAGGGCCTATGCTGGTAATGCCGATTGTTCTGGATGTGCAGCTCCAGGATGAATTATCTTGACAACCCCTATACCTGGGAGAATGGGTGTAGGTGGCAGTACCGATACAGATGTACATATAGGCGCAGGCTGCATAACAGCGCGCCACCGCTACAATTGTTTGGATCGCTGCAAATCCCCTATTTGATACACCCCCTACACCCAGTATCCCTGTTATCATCAGTACAACTATACCTGATCAGTGTAACCCCACCCACCTCCCCAACCCCTACACCCAGTATCCCTGGTACAGGTGGTGCAGCCTGTACAATCAGCACGTCCGGCACATCCAGTACAACCGGACCCTGGGTGACAGGATGTGGGATGTACGGGTAGTAGTGATGGTGTGGATTGTGATGATGATATCATGTATCCTGGTTGTAGGGAGTGGGGAGGTGGGGGCGGTGGTGCGGGTGGGTCTGATTATCCTGGATGAAGCAGTGTTGCCGATTATACCCCCTCCCCGCCCTTTCGACACTCCACACCCCAGAACCAGGAGCACTGACGCGACACTCATAATTATCAAAATCATAAGTCCTGGACTGTCAAGGACTTCGGGCCCATTTCGACGGTCCCTGGGATTTTCTAGTTTCAAATGATCCGGATTTGCACGACATAATAATAGGAGGGGAAATTATGAACAGATGCAAATGGGTCACAGCAGCCGGCCAATGCGACCGAGAGGCCGTCCAAGGCTCGTTTTGCCAGAACCACGGTCCCGTCGACCCCGATCAGGCCCTTCGGCACTACCAGATCACCAACTGCCTTGTCGGCGGTACTCACGATAGGCACAACGCTGTCAACCAGATAAAGGATTTGCGTGAGGAAATCGCCTTAACCCGAGCCCTCATCGAGACTCGGCTCAATCTCGCCACCAACGAGGCCGAATTCGTCGCCTCTATGGGGATCTTGCACCAGTACCTGAGCACCGTGGAGAAACTGGTCTCAGCTTGCCACAGAATGGATTCCAGCCTCGGCAACGTCCTCAACAAGGCCAGCATCCTCAATCTGGCCCAGGAGTTGGTCGGAATCATCTCGGAAGAGCTAGAAGGTGTCCCTGGTCGGGACGACATCGTCGATCGGATTGCACATCGTCTGATCGAAGCCATCGGTACCTGTAACAACGAGGAGTAGCCATGAAGAAGAGCCTTTTCGCCAGTAAGACCGTCTGGGTCAATGCCCTCGTGCTCGCCACGGGCATCGTCGGTCTGGTGGCCGGCAGTGACCTGATCGCCGAGAATCCCGCCCTCGTGGCCGGTTTCGTCGCCGCTCAGTCCGCCCTGAACGTGATCCTGCGGCTCTTCACGAGCCAACCCATCAAGTAGTCCAACGGCGGCCCGAGGGGCCGCTCAGCCCCGCCCCCAGGGACGCGGCTGAACGCCCCCACAGCCCAGGAACCCAGTCATGTACCGCTACTTCTTCAATGGATGCCTCGTAACCCTTGGGATCGGCACGGCTCTTGGAGTCGCGGCGGTCTGGGTGCCCGAGTCCTGGTATCAGGTCGGGGCGAAGCTGATCTGGACCGACGTCGTCCTCTTCGTCAGCTCGATCGCCGGAGCCCTGCTCTGCAAGCTCGGAGACAATTGACCCTAAATGGGTCGGTTTTTCGACCGAAAACGCTAAAACATCGTCAATTTTGACGACTTTTCCTGTTTTGGAGCCCCAAAATGACCAAACTTTCGCCCGATAACCCGAAATCGAAGCGTTCGCCCGCCGCGCACACCTTCGATCAGCAGTCAAAACCGGCGAAGAAGGAAGCCGGCGGTAAAGTGAGCAAGGTAGCCAAAACATTTTCCATCAAATCCCCAAGAAATCGAGGTTGAGCATGTCACTTTCAGGTAAACCATCCCCAATGGGCGTCGGCCCGAAGACTGGACGCCCCGGAGCCGGTGCTCAGAGCCCCGGAACCCCTGGTGAAGCCAAGCCGCCGGCCCAATACGCCCCGGCAGCCGCTGGTAAAGCCGGTCGTGGAGCCGCCGCTGGTGGAGCCGCTGGCAACGTCAAGGAGCCACAGGCGAAACCGATCGTACGCGGATTCTGAAATGGCTAAGAAGAAGTGGATCGCAGGTGCGATCAAGAACCCTGGAGCACTGACAGCCCAGGCCGCCCGCGTGGGCATGACGCCGACCCAGTTCTGTAACCAGCCAAAGAGCAAATTGAGCCCTCTGGCGCAACGACGTTGTACTCTCATGCGGACCCTCAAGAAGGTTCGTCCAAAGTAACCCTCTCGCCTCCGAGGAAACCATGAAAGGTCTTGTTTATGTACTCGCGTTTGCGATCGGCTTTGCGTCGGGTCCGGTGTCTATCTCTCAGGCTACGTCTCAGGCTGATCGACTGTCGCCAACGGCTCTTGTTGCGGCGGATTCGACGACTGAACCGCAGGCTGATTCGGGTAACGGATCGCCAGGGACGCTTGTCGGAGACGCTGAGGTCGCTAAGGTAGTCATCGAAGCCCCCACAAAGGGGCGAGTAGGTGAGCTGATTCGGTTCGATCTTACCCAGAGCGAGGCCGACAGCATCAAGTGGCTCCTGCTGCCCGAATCAGTGGACTTTGAAGCCTACGAGGACGGCCGCAGGGCCGTTTTCTCGGCCCGGAGCCCCGGGGACTACATGTTCATCATCGCGGTCGCCAAGGGCGGCAGCGTGGACGTGGTGACGCACACCGTGAAGATCGAAGGACCACCGGAAAGACCGGAGGGTCAAAGCCTGGTCGACTGGATTCCTTACTGGCTGTACCCGATGCAGCTCGATAGTAACCAGGCCCTCCTCCTGGCCGCCAGCTTCGAGGAAGTTGCGAGCCGGATCACAGCCATCAGCACGCCGAAGGGCATCATCGAGGCCACAGCGGAGGCCAACCGGGCCGCCCTGGGCGACAACCTGGTGACCTGGAAGCCCCTTTTGGCCAAGATCAAGGCCACGCTCGAACATCGAGCGAAGAACGGCACGCTGGCCACCCCTGACCAGCATAAAGAGACATGGAGGGAGATCGCTAAGGGGCTCAGGCGATACGCCCAATGACGCCCGGCGCACGGTAGCGCATAACCTTTTCTACTCGGAGGCCGGTAAATGGCTAACATCTTCCAGAATTTGATTGACAATGCAACCTTTCCGGCCGCCAAAGCGGGTCGGGCAATCTCGCGGGCAAAGCAGCAGATCACGCGAGAGGCAGCCCTCTCAGTGGCCAATCTGACGTCGGCTAACACGTCCGCGAACGAAGTCACCGTCGTTGCAACGTACAATGGTACGGTCAGTGGCGGCAACTTCACGATCACAGTGAACCTCCCGACCCGGGGGATCACTTACACGACGGCCAACATCGCCCACAACGCGACGGCCGGGACGATTGAAGGTGCTCTCGACACCGCCAGCCCAGCGACAGTACCTGATGGCGACATCAACGTCGCGGCCAGTGGTACCAACCTGACTGATGGTAACATGACGTTCACCTGCAACGGCAGTGCGAACGTGGCCAGCATGCCCGTACTGATCACCACGACGAACGTCAACCTCTCCGGCGGCGGCACACTCGGTGCCACCACGCGGACAACTGATGGCCAGCCCAACCGCAACGCCCTCCAGGCGCTGTACGAGCTGAACATCATCGACGGTACTGTGCCCGCATCGGGTGAAGCCAGCACCGACTGGGTCAAGCCCACAACGGCACCGAACGACTACATCGGTTGGTACCGTCGAGCTTGGTTGGAGACGATCGAGTTCCTCGCCACGCAACTGAAGGTGGAGGAAGGGATCAGCGACAACCGTGACGCTGTCCGTACTCTGTATGGCCTTCCCGAAGCTCTCTTTGGCCCCCATACTTCGTAAGAAAGGAGCCTTAGATGGCTGACATTTACACGGCCCTCTTGGCCTACACTGACCCTCAAGTCAATCGTCCGATCGTTGGGCTGGCTGACGGGCATGTGAAGAACTACTTCCAGCACATGGCCAGTAAAGGTCCAAAGGCTCTTACTTCCATCAATTCAGCGACCGACGAATACACCACGCTCGCTAAGAACGTGGGTACCGTTACCGGTGGCTGTTGGACCCTCACGGTGAACATCCCGACACAGGACATCGTGTTCACCACGGCTAATCTCGCATGGAATGCTGCCGATTCCGCCATTGAGTCCGCAATTGATACTGCTGCCCCGGCGTCTATTTCCGCTGGCGAAATCAATGTCAATTCGGTCAACAACAATATCACTGACGGTGACACGTATTTCACCTGCAACGGTGCAAACGTCGCTGAGATGCCTGTGTTGTTTACCACAACCAACATCAACATCTCCGGTGGTGGAACCCTTGGTGCGGTCACGCGAACCGAGTCTGGGCAAGGTGATCGCCCCGCTGCGCAGGCCCTCGTTGACCTGAGCATTATTTCTGGGCAGAATTGGTGGGCTGCTGGTGATGACCCAAGTGAACTGTACGATGCGACTGCTAATGCAGTTGGTTGGGTGGATCGCCCGTCACTCCGAGTCGTCAGGTGGCTCGGCAAGGCGTGTGCTGTGGAGGAGGGTACCCCGTATGTCTATGACTACTTGGAGACCCTGTTCCCAGAGATCAAGTATATTATTTAGGTAAGGAGGCTGGAATATGAACCGTAGGGAAGCCCTAAAGCGAATGACCGCCACTGCGAGTGGCCTTCTACTCCCTACGGGATTGGTCCAAGCTCAAGAGAAGAAGATGCTCTACGGCGGCTGGGTACACAGCCCAGCCGCCCGTAGGGCTTTCATCAAGCGTAATCGTTACCCGTTTTTCAGCCAACTGGCCCGGGGCATTAAGGGAACGAGTGACGGCAAAGTTGTCATGCTTCATCAGTTCATGGAGCAAGCACAGGGCCACGAGATAGTACCCCACGCGCAGCAGATTGGTGACTGTGTTGGTCACGCCTTTGCTCTTGGCGTGGATATGCTCACCGCTACCCAGGCGTTCATGTTGAATCGGCCGGAGCGGTGGGTCGCCGAGTGTGCCACTGAACCCCTCTACGGTGGCTCACGAGTCGAGATCGGTGGCGGCGGGTTGGTAGGGGACGGGTCGGTCGGACACTGGGCCGCTGAATGGCTCATCCGATACGGGGCCCTCCTGAGGCAGCAGTACCCGGGCGGTCACGATTTCACAACGTACAGCGGAAGCCTGGCCAAACGGCTAGGCCGTCTTGGGTGCCCCGATGAGCTTGAGCCGATCGCCAAGCTGCACCCAGTAAGAACCATTGCACTGGTCAACACGTTCGATGAAGCGTGTGACGCGATCGCCAACGGCTACCCAGTCACGTTGTGCAGCAACGTGGGCTTCGGAATGTCTTCCGAGTATTGGGTACGGGACCGGGATGGCTTCCTACGCCGTCGCGGCCTGTGGGGCCATGCGATGTTGGGCATCGGCTTCGATCGTAAGTATCGACGCCGTGGCATCTGCATCCAAAACAGTTGGGGCAACTGGGTCACCGGGCCTACGCGACACAACCAGCCGGCTGGGTCGTTCTGGTGCGATGAGGAAACAATCAATTCGATGCTCGCACAGGGCGATTGCCACGCCTTGAGTGGTTACGTTGGGTACCCGCGAGTCGACATCCCTGATTATGAGATATGGTAATGTCATGAACCGCAAGATTTGGACAGTGATCGGAGCTTGTTATGCGGCCTTTGCAATTACTATCGCTATGGTTGCGGTTGAAGAGAGCGATTCGCTCGTTGCTGATCAAACCAGCATCGTGGCCCAAGCAGATAATGGCCATGCTCTCAGTGGCGAACGACTATATCAGTTTGACGCGAACCCCAGACGAAACCTGTTCCTCACAATCTGGTCCACGCGAGACTGCTACGGGTGTCAGCAAATGGAGGCGGAGATTCCGGCTCTTCGGAAGGCGGGATACAACGTCGTGTTGCGGAAAGTGCCAGCGCCCCGGTGGGTCAAAAGCTTCCCAACCATCGTGGTCAACCGAGATCGCCTCAACGGTCCGCGAGTTACAGTCATCGCAGGCTTCAAAACCACCGCAGAAATCGACGCGATACTCCAGGTTACGGAGGAAGAGGATGGAGAAGAAGCCGACGAGGAAGTAGACAACGACGAGGACTACAACATTTTCAGCCCGAAGGCACAGGTCCACGCTCTGAACCTAGTTGTGTGGTTGAGCAATAACGAAGTGTGCAATCGGCAGTACGACGAGATCGCCAAGTTGCGAAAGAAAGGCTTCAGTGCGAACGTCTACATGGTAGAGACCAAGCGCCCGCCACGGCACATCCTTAGTACCCCGACCGTCGTACTGATCGACAACCGGCGGGGCGTTGTGGTCGCCATCTGGCGGCGGTTCGTCACCGCCGAGGAGATCCTGGATGTCCTACGTTGAAGCTTCAGCGGCCGTCGCCTCACTGACCATGTTGGTCAGCCGCTCGACGCTCTTTACTCCGATACGAAACAAACTGCCTGACAAACCATTCGGCTGCCCGGTGTGCCTCAGCTTCTGGGTAAGTACCCCTGCATTGTGGTGGGGACCTGTAGCCTATTTTGCCACCGTCACTTTCAGCAATCTGTGGATGCTAGGGATAGCTAAGCTGTACCTTGCTATTGATGACATGGATTACGAGGAAGAGTAATGGCACTCGAAGTTAATCTTAATGCGGATCTGGCCTCCGATTTCTCCCACGGTCGAACCGTAGTCAGTCAAACTGCCATCCAAGTGATTACAGGCGGGATTGGCGCGGTTAAGAAGGGCGTACAGATAAAACGTGGTCCGAAAGGAAAGGGTACAGTCTACATCGGCAAAGCTGGGGTGACCGCAGGGGACACAGTAGCCACTGATGGGATGCCGATCCAAGCTGGTGAGGGGGTATTCTTGCCGATTGACGATCCTACCTTAGTATACGCCATCGGAACCGACAATAACCTGGATCTATTCTGGGCAGTGATATGACGAGAAGTTTGCTCAGCCACTACCGGAAACGGAGTCTGGACGCTGGGAGTGGTGATGATTTCACGGTGGATACAATGTTCGCTACCGCTGATGGAACTGCTTACTGCGTCCCGTCAGTAACACTGTCGGACGGTGACGAGATCACATGGCGAATGGGTGACGGAGACTCCACCACCGGAAACACCATCAACTACAACTACGCCGCGCCTGGCGGATATCCGATACGGTTTGACGCACTGCCGTCAGAGGTTATAGAGATAGACGCCGGCTTGTGTGGCCTTACTGAGTTCACCACGAGCCCGTACTGGGTGAACTTGACCAAGTTGGACTTGGCCATCAATGAGATCGACGTCATAAACACATACGCATCTTGGGAAGAGCTGCAATACCTGTGGGTCAATCAGAATTTGATCTCATACCTGGACACGTTCCCAGAGTGGACTGAGCTACTTAACCTCTTTTGCAGCGCAAATCCAAACTTGACTGCCCTGGAGACTCATCCCGAGTGGACCAAGTTGAAAATTCTTAGTTTGGGAAACTCTCCAGTTGGCTCCCTTGAGACGCACCCGGAGTGGGTAGCCTTAGAAAGTATCACTTGCACCAGTTGCAACCTAAACACTTTTGAAGTACATCGAGAGTGGTCTCTGTGTGATAACATTCAATGTGGCGACAACAACCTGTCCGCAGAGACGATTGACACTTTACTGATCGAGGTAGATGCTAGTGGGGTGGAAGATGGCTTCCTGCTGTACGCACTGAACCCAGGTGCTCTTGATATGTATCGCAGTGCAGAGGGGGCTACTGCTAAGGCCAATTTGATTGGAAAGGGCTGGACGGTATTTGTAGCATGAGACGAATTCCATTCACCGAGCGACGACTCGCTCGACGTATACGCACAGCGGTTAGGATCAAGCTCCGGAGAGGGGAGATCAACGAAGACCAGGCCCGCCGGCTGTTGGCGGGAAGTCGTGACCCTGGTGTAGTACGCCGCTGGCGTAAGACCCTAGAAGAAGACCCCAAGTGCCAGGCTCCTTGGGTTGACAAGGACCCAGAACTTCTCACCGGCATCGACTGGAAGTCGATCTGGAACTGGTTGCTCGACAACTGGCCCATGATCCTGAAGATCCTCCTTTCACTGCTGGTGTTTCTCGGCGATAACCCCGAAGAGGAAGAGAAATGAAACTTGCATCACCAGCTACCGCACGGCATCGGTTCCGCGTCGAATGTTTCAAGGCCGGGACGCTTGAATATAGCTTCGCATCCTCCGCAGCGGGGCAGCACACGTTTGAGGTCGAAGACCACATTGACGCCGTACGCTACACAGTTGATGAAACCTCATGGGTGTGGGATGGTGAGAACTGGCTGCAAGGCCAAGCGGCAGAGAAAGCTCTCAAGCCAAAGAATCCGAACCGCAAGGTTAAGCCCCGAGGCCCGAAGAAGCGTATCGCTGACTTGAATGACGCCCCCGGGCCGATTGTTCCAGATGACATTGACCCCGATCTGTATAAGGCCGCAGAAGAGTATGCGAAAGCGTTTGCCGAGCGTCAGGCGGCTGTGAAGAAGTCGTTCCGAAAGGTTACCAAGAAACTGTGAAAACGATCCGCCTACCTGAGACGCACGCCACTCGCCTCCATCTAGAGTGCGTCTGCGAGGACGGCAACACATTCTGCATTGAGACCAAAGCTCACTGCGACAGTGTTCAAGTCCCCGATGGCGTAGTGGATATCCGCATCACACCGTGTGATGCAGACGGCAAACCCGTACCTGATGGGAGTGTATTGCGTATACGTCAATCAGCGGAGTACATGGTAGTTAGATGAATGGATCTACTGCACGAACTAAAAGAGCAGGTAGCCAGTGGCCTGGTGTCGAACACCCTGAGTACGTGTTCCCGCTGGGCTGAGCACCGGCGTATCATGGGAGAGCCTCTTCCCGGTCCGTACAGTTTCACACACCACCCGTGGTGTAGAGAGATCCATGACTCGAAGGCCGTCTTCAACACTACCATGAAGGCCGCCCAGATGGGCATGACCGAGATCGCCATCAACCGGGCGTTCTTCACAGTAGATGTCCTGAAGCATGACGTCCTTTACGTACTGCCAACTGCCATCAATGCGAGCGACTTTGCCAAGTCACGATTCAATACGGCCCTGAGTTACAGCGACTACCTGAAGAACATCTTCACCGACACGAACACGATTGGCCTGAAGCAGGCCGGAGGAGTGAACCTATACATCCGAGGCTCCCGGGGAGACAGTAACCTGAAGTCAATTCCGGTCGCTGTGCTGATCCTCGACGAGCTGGACGAGATGGATGAGAAACAGATATGGCTGGCCCTTGAACGTCTGTCCGGTCACGTCGACAAATCGGTCTGGTCCATCTCAACGCCGACGATTCCTAAGACAGGAATTCACAAACTGTTTCTACAGGGCACTCAAGAGCACTACATGTTCAACTGCCCGCACTGTGGCAAGCGGACTGAACTGATCTACCCAGACTGCTTGGAGATACGGGGCGAAGCTATCACTGATCCGAAGGTGAAAGAGTCGTTCATCAAGTGCAAGGAATGCAAACACCCGCTGGATCACAGTACGAAGCACGAATGGCTGGCCCAGGGAAACGCGATCTGGGAACCGACTGTTCAGTGTGATGAGGACCACAGAAGCTTCTACATCAATCAGCTCTATAGCTACGCTATGAGCCCACCGGAAATCGCATCAGCGTACTTCCGAGGGATTGGTGACGAGGCTGCTATGGTGGAGTTCCACAACTCAAAGCTCGGCCTTCCGTATATCCCAGACGGCGGCCAGGTAACGGACGAAGAGATCGAAGACGCACTGCGGAGGTACTCAAAGAACGAGTCACGGCCCACAGTCGGTGGCGAACGACTTATCACGATGGGGATTGACCAAGGTAAATGGAATCACGTCGTGGTAATGGAGTACGCCACTACAGCCAAGGAAGCCGGCATGGACATAAATGCCGCAACGGTTGGCAAGCTGCTGTGGGAGGGTAAGTTTGACGCAAGCGACTTCGGGTTGTTGGACCGGTTAATGCAGGAATGGCAAGTCCTGGCCTGTGTAATCGACGCTGACCCGCAGATCAATGACGCCAGACGGTTCGCTAGGAGGTTCCCTGGGTACGTTTGGCTCTGTCGATACCGTAGAGGAGTAACTGGGAAAGAACAGCAGGAGTCTGAAGCTGACACCGGGGCCCCGATGCTGACGGTTGACCGAACGAACTGGCTCGATGCCTCTATGGGTCGGTTCCACTCTGGTCGAATGTGGCTTCCAATTGACGTATCATTGGAATTCAAGGAGAACGTCAAGAACCTGGTGCGAACTTACGAGCAGGATGAGCTTGGGAATCCCCGAGCTGTTTACTTGAACACCGGCCCAGATCACTTTGGGCACGCCCTGAATTACGCAGAGATGGCTCTTCCATTAGCAGCCGGGATTTCCACCTCGGCCAACATTACGGATAGCGTCTTATAGAGGTAACCATGCCGAACATTCCAGATAAGCCTAAGATGATCAGCGTACGGCATCCGTACTATGTCAATGACTCCATCTACTGGCAGCATTGGCGGGAGACGTACGAGGGTGGCGACCTGTACGTCCGCAAGTACCTGCAAAAGTTCAGCGAGCGGGAGACAGATGTCGACTTCAACGCACGTATTGCAATGACGCCTACTCCGGCATTTGCCAAGGCAGCGATCAATGACGTGCGTAACTCCATCTTTCAGCGGCTTACTGACGTACTGAGGCGTGACGGTTCCGAGACTTATGCCTCCGCTATGGAAGGCAACAACGGCGGCGTGGACAACAAAGGTAACTCCATGCAGAGCTTCATGGGCATTAACGTGCTCACAGAGCTTCTGGTCATGGGCCGTGTCGGTGTGTACGTTGACAGCCCGGTGCTCACCGGGGCCGGCACCCTGGCCGACGTGGGAAACCACCGACCGTACCTGTACCCATACGTGGCAGAAGACATCCTGGCCTGGACGATCGCCAAGCCCGAGCAGCCTGGCTACTTCAAGGCCCTGCTCCTGCGTGACCGTGGCGTCGACTTCAAGATGGAGTTGAACTACGGCATCCAGATGCCTACCGGGACTTTCACCCGGTACCGACTGATCTGGCTGGACGAGATGACCGGCAGGGTCAACATGATGTTCTATGACCATGAGGACAACCCAATAGATCAGTGGGGCATGCCAGTCAGCCCAGACCAGCCCATCCAGTTGGATATGGATCGCATCCCGTTTGCGATGATGGACATTGGCGGCAGCCTACTGAAGGACGTATCGTACCACCAGAAGGCTCTCCTGAACCTGGTCTCCAGCGACATCAACTACGCCCTCAAGTCCAACTTCCCGTTCTACGTGGAGCAGAAGGACATGCGGGCCGTAGGGGCCCACTTGAAGGACCACGTACTCGACGACGGCAGTTCGTTCACAAGCAAGAACGAGAAACCAGGTAAGAACGTGACGAGCGGCGTGAGCCACGGCCGGGTCTACGACCTGAAGGCCGATCAGCCCGCGTTCATCAACCCGTCCAGCGAGCCGCTGGTCGCGTCGATGAAGCTTCAGGAAAAGCTCGAAGACGACATCCGCAAGCTGGTCAACCTGGCCGTCCAGAACAAGGTCGGGCAGCGGGTCACCTCCGCTGAAGCCCTCAAGCTCAGCGACCAGGGCCTGGAAGCCGGCCTGTCGTACATCGGACTTGTGCTTGAAGGTGCTGAGCGGCAGATCGCTGAGTTCTGGGCTGCGTACGAGAACAAGAATGAGTCGAATCGCAAGATCGCCCTGGTCAAGTACCCAGATCGCTACAGCCTGAAAGATAACAAGGATCGCATCGAGGAAGCCGAGCGGCTTTCCGATCTGATGGATACCGTACCCGGCGACACGGTTAAGAAGGAAGTCGCCAAGAGCATCGCCGTGGCCCTCCTGAGCGGACGGGTCGATGTGGCCAAGTTGGACACGATCTTTGGTGAGATCGACGGTGCAAACTACACCACCAGTGATGCTGAGGTCATTATCAAGTCCCAGGAAGCCGGGCTCGTCAGTGAGAAGACGGCGTCCGAGGCACTTGGCTTTGGCCCGGATGAGATAGAACAAGCTCGTAAGGACCATGCAGCGCGTGCCATCCGCATCCTACAAGCCCAGACGTCTGCCCGTCAAACGGTGGACGCACAGGCCCGGGGTGTCGAAGACCTCTCCGCTGATAAGGAAGAGGGACGACGTGAGCGTGAGGAAGCAACGGACACGACCACTGAAGTAGACAAGAAGAAACCTCAACGGGGAGAAGGTAAGTCCCTAGATAAGGAGAGTGAGGAGTAGCATATAAAAGGACCCCCTATGGGCAGTCTTTCAATGCAAGAACGAGACCGTGTGGTCTACAAGACATACAGCGGAAGTTCACAGGATTTAGCGACAGGGGTATCAGCGAAGAATGGTCCCGGCGGCTGGTTGGTTGGCTGGTACTACGGGAACCCAGATGCCGCGACCCTGGATGAGGGAAGCCCGTCCATAACGTGGGGCGATCCCCTGGTGATGTACGGGGCCTATTTGATCCTGGTATCCGGCGGCTTGCCAACTACCGATGGCGGCCCTGTCACGGTGACCATCACGGGCACAAGCCTGACAGAACCTGGCGTCCGAGTGCCGGCCGACACTGAAGTTATTGTCGTGGACGGCGTGGCCCTCAACGAAAGAATTCAAACAGAGAAGCGGTGGCTTGGCACGGTCACCATTACCCTGTCCTCCGCCGGTGCGGCAGCTTTCTCGTGGCAGTTCAATTACGGCTTTGCCATGTTTGAGAGCTTCGGCGGGCGTCACTTTGAGATGGACCAGGTAGAGATCCAAGGGGTCGCCTCGGATGACGATGACGAGTTCGACTTGATCTTCTACAGGCACAACCACACAGGTTGGGAGTTTGCACTGACGGACTGGGAGATGCACGGGGAGCTGATCACCTCTCTGTCATATATCTACGGTCCGGAAGTTCAATTGAAGAAGAACCAACCATTTGGCGGCTTCAAACGAGAGATCCAGCAGTTCTTCAAAGGTGATCAGCAAGAGGGATTAGTCATCCGAATGAAGACCGGTAGTGACAAGACAGTTCAGAACATCACCGTTCATTTGGGGGCAATAGTATAATGGCTAATCCAGTTGAAGTAACTAAAGATGTAGGGGCGGCCAAGGACTTGCGATATGGCGTGACCACAATCACAGTCAATACCGCCACCGTGATTGCTCCAAAGGTACTGGGACTGCGTCACGGTGTCCTTCTTCGGACCCCGGGTACGGCAGACCCAACACCAAACACCGAACCAGTGTGGATCGGAGACAGTAAAGTCACAATAGCTACTGGCTTTCCAATGTTACCTGGATCATCCCTGTCAATTGACATTGACGATCTTGACGAACTCTACGGAATAAGTAACACGGCCAACCAGGTCGTTCAATACATAGGAGTCTAACATGCCAATGCCCGTTAAGATCAGCGATGGTGAACGCTGTGTCTCACTTGATAGAAACACCAACGCCTTGAACATTGTGAACTACGAGCATCACGAGATTCACGGTGGGTCCACGTACCGAGCCGGTGCCCGGGCCGAGTCTCTTGCAAACAACTCCACCTTGTCACTTGAGTTCTTGACGCCGTCCAACGGTAAACAGGCGCACATGGTGCTTACCGTGTCCACTGAGAATGCAGCAGACATCCTCTTTCTGGAAGATGTCAATGTGACTTCTAATGGGTCAGCCGTCACACCTCGCAATGCTAATAGGAACTTTGGTGACGGCAGTTCTATGCAGTTCATGTTCAAAGACTCGACAGTGACCACCGACGCCAACACTATAACGCTTGGCAATCGCCACATCGGGGCGGAAGGCTCTGGCCCATCTCGACCCGGCTCCCCCGGTGACCAAGCGTCCCGTGGTGAGTGGGTATTGAAGGAAAATACCTGGTATCAGTTGGAAATGACCAATGTTGCTGGGGCCACTCAAGACATTCACATGGGCTTGGACTGGTACGAGCACACCCCCAAGAGTTCATAAGGTGATCTGATGGCAACACTCTACTATGGTACGCTGGCCGAGGCCAACACCTACTTCGATGAGCGGCTGCACTCTACAGCCTGGACTGACTCGGCTGATGCTGACAAGCCCAAGGCCCTGAACCAGGCCCGTATCGCCATCGACAACCTGAACTTCAAGGGCGTCAAGTCCGCTGTCTATGACGTCATGTACGACAGCAGTGGTAACCTCATAAGCCCACAGCCAAGTGAAACCACGATCATCGCGGCCGACGCCACCCAGGCGTTGGAGTTTCCGCGTGGATCAGACACTGTCGTTCCTGAGCAGATTAAGCAAGCTCAGTGGGAAGAGGCAGTGATGTTACTGGACGGGGTGGACCCGGTCAGTGAGTATGAAGCGCTTCGTGTGAAGCGTCAGGGTTATTCGTCTGTTCGGACCACCTACGCCGACAACGACTCAAGTGCGGAGCACCTAGCCTACGGGATCGTAAGTCCCAGGGCCTGGATGCTACTCAAGCCGTACTTGCTGTTCGAGGATAACCTTCGTTTCAGTAGGGTCAACTAACGAAAGGTTAGGTATTGTGATGTTTGAATTCCTGAACGCCCCCGAGATCGCATGTTTTGAAGGTGAAGAAGACGCAGCCGCCGCAGCCGCCCAGCAGCAGCAGCAGTCGTCAGCACCCGAGAAGAAGTTCTCGCAGGATGATGTGAACAAGTTCTTGGCGGAAGATCGCCGCAAGCACCAAGAAAAGCTGAAGACTTTGGAGCAGAGCTACGAGAAACGTCTCGAAGACAAGGCTCTGGATGCCGAGGGTCGTCAGCAGCTTGAAGTGGAACTTGAAGACCTCCGTAGCCAGTTCCGTACAAAGGAGCAGCAAGCAGAGCACGAGAAGAAACAACAGGCAGCCGAGTTCACAGCCAAGTTGACAGAGGCCACCAAGTCCGCTGAGAAATACCAGGGCTTGTATACGAGCTTCGTCATCGACGCTTCGATCAAAGAGGCCGCCAAGCAAAACGAGGCGTTCAATGAAGAGCAGATCGCTGGTCTTCTACGCCCGTCCACCAAGCTCCAGGAAGTCCTGGGCGAAGATGGAAAGCCTACCGGTGAGTACGCACCCATGACCAAGTTTCAGGATGTGGACGCCGAAGGCAACCCGATTGAGACGCTCCGTACCCCAGCCGAAGCTGTCAAACGTATGAAAGAACTCCCCCATCAGTGGGGAAATCTCTTCCGCGCCAACGTGGTCAGCGGTGTTGGGCAAGGTGCCGCTACCGGTGGTGTCACACCGGGTCAAGGTGCGCAGGTCGACGTATCCAAACTGTCTCCCGAGCAGTATCGGAAGATTCGTGCAGAGAACCCCGCTCTGCTTGGTTTACGTCCGCGCAAGTAAGCAGGGGGATTGGTAACAAATCAAACCCTTTCTTGAAGGAGTTCGTAATGGACCTTTTCCGTAATGTAGAGTTGGCGTGCTTCGCCAACGACAACGATGCGATGATCCCCGAGAAGTGGGCCCAGGAAAGTCTGGCCATTCTCGAAGAGAACATGGTTATGGCCCGCTTGGTCCACCGTGATTTCTCGATGGAAGTCGCCAACCACGGCGACGTCGTGAACACCCGGCGTCCCGCCGAGTTCATCACGAAGCGTAAGGTCGACAGCGACAGCGTTGTCAGCCAAGACGCGACCACGACGAACGTGCAGGTCCCCTTGGATCAGCACATCTACGTCACGTTCACGATCAAGGACGGTGAGTCCAGCAAGTCGTTCCAGGACCTGGTCGACATGTACATGGCTCCCGCCGCGATGCAGATCGCCCGTTCGGTCGATCGCGTCCTGATCGGTCAGGCCCCTCAGTTCGAGGCCAATCAGGTCGGTCGCTTGGCCGAAATGACCAGCTCGAACGCGAAGGACTTCATCCTCTCCGCGCGTGAGAAGATGAACGACAACAAGGCGTACGCCAGTGGTCGTAATCTCGTTCTGACGCCCGCGTCGGAAACCGACATGCTCGCCACCGAGCTTTTCATCCAAGCCAACACTCGTGGCGACGATGGAACGGCTCTGGAAGAGGCTCGTCTTGGCCGTATCCTCGGCTTCGACACTTACATGGACCAGAACACGCCTTACCTCAGCGCGACTGCTGGTGAGACCGCGACTGGTAACATGAACACGGGTGCGACCGCTGGTCAAACCACGAGCGTGTGCATGGTTTCGTCATACCAGGTCGTCGTCGGCGAATACATCTGGATCGAGAGTGAAGGTCAACTTCACGAGGTCAAGGTTGTCGCTGGTGCCACGACTGACGTCACCCTCGTCGACCCGTTCGTCAACACCGTTGCCAACGGTGCGGACGCTGTCATCTACAAGAACTGCGACGTGAACGGCACGTATGCGGCTGGTTACTCGAAGCGGATCAAGCTTGACGGTTATGCCGCCAACACCGGTCCCTCGGTCGGCCAGATCGTCAGCTTCGGTACGAGCAATGGTAGCGATCGCCACACGTATGTGGTCATCGAGAAGACCGTTGTCAGCACGACTGAGGCTTGGTACCTGCTGGACCGCCCGCTGTCCGCCGGTATCGCCGATGGCGACAAGGCGTTCCCGGGCCCGAAGGGCTCCGTCAACCTGGCGTTCCACCGCGATGCGATCGCGTTGGTCAGCCGTCCGTTGGCTCTCCCGGACACCAGCCTTGGTGTGCGGACTGCCGTGGGTGCGTACAACGACGTCGCAATGCGAGTTGCGATGCAGTACGACATCAGCGCTCAGGGCACTGTCGTGACCCTCGACCTGCTCTGCGGTGTCAAGGTTCTCGATGCGAACCTCGGCTGCGTTCTGCTTGGCTAGTCTTTTGACCTGTGTGGGGCCCCGCTTTGGGGCCCCACGCGGGCTTTTACTTTGGAGCCTCCAATGGCCGAAGAATCCTCCAGACGTCTGGTCACAGACGCCACTAATACGCCGCAAGGCTATTTCCAATCCACCAGCTTGAGTTCTGCGATCGGGCTCAATGCGAAGAACGGACGTTGGGCCCTTCTCCAAGCGGTAGGACAGAACATCCGATGGCGAGACGACGGGACCGACCCGACCGCTGCCGAGGGGATGCTGCTACTCGTAGGGAACCCAATGCCGTACTACGGCGACCTCAAGACCATCCGCTTCATCGAAACAGCAGCGAGCGCGGAACTGAACGTCTCCGTGTACTACTAGAATGTTTGCCCTGCAAGACTGGAAGACCGTCCCATTCAAAACCTTCGGGGACGAGGCGGCCGGGATAGCCGGGGGCGTGGCCCCTGCTGCTAACGGCCTGGCACTTACCCAGTCTGCAACGAACGTCGTAGATCGCGTACTATCTGTCACTTCTACTATGAATCTCCGGCAGTCGGAGTGGTTCGTCGAAGGTGCGTCAAGCACCATGAATATGACCGACGCCGCTACCTGGGGTAATGAAAGACCTGTATCCGTCAACAGTAATATGGCCATGTCGAGCGGCGTGGCAGTTTCCGGTGGGCAGCATCTAGGTTCAGAGATCATTGAAGGTGTTGCCGACAGCCCAATCCTGGCGGGCTGGGTACTCTACATCAAGAACACCGGTAACGCGGACCCGGCACAGGCTGACGCTGCGGCCACCGCTGATGCGGTTGGCGTGGCTGTCGCGGCCGGAGGCGGGATCACACCGGCTCCTGTGTACTATCGAACCTACGGGCTCGTAGAGCTGTCAGACTGGACCGGAGCGGCTGGGGCAGCGACACTGACCCCAGGTGCGGTCTACTACCTGTCTGCGGCAACGGCCGGTATGATCACCTCGACCGCCCCGACTGGCGACGGCGATATCGTGGTAAAGATCGGGATCGCCATAACCACTACTACGCTGAACATTGAGATCGGTGAAGGGGTTGCACTGTAATGGCAAGCCATGAGATCCTAGTCTTCAACGGGGCCCGCCCCGAGCGTCAACCCGCTAACGATACCCTTTCCTTGACTGGGCCGCTGGACACGGTCACCCACTACATCACGGCCACCGGCTCTCTGATCATCATGCCTGGGACCGATGGAGCCCTCCAGACAAGTAACGTCGGGAACGCCCGAGGGGAGAGGGCCATCGACCTCCAGATGACCAGGGACGCTGATACCCAGGTCGCCAGCGGCTCGTCCTCCATGATCCTGGGCGGGGCCCGTAACACGGCCAACGGCATCAGAGCAATGGTGGTCGGGGGTGAGGACAACACCAGTACGGGGCAGGCTTCGGTTATCTTGGCTGGTGACCAGAATGTCATCGACACAGACTCCCACTACTCGGTGATAGGCGGCGGCCGGCTCCACGACCTGATTGACTCATCCTACTCTGTCATCTGCGGGGGTGACACGAACAACATCAACACTGTGGACTCCTGCTTCATCGGCGGCGGGGTTGGCCACTTGATCGAGACTGGGGCGACCGGCGGCGTGATCGTCGGTGGCTCAAACAATGACTTAACAGCCAATGCCCTTATCGGAGCGATCTGCGGCGGCCAGCAGGCCAACGTGGGTGGCTCCCGAGCTGGGACTGTGGCGGGTCGATACGCCAGTGCCCAGGCGGCTTACGCATTCGTCGGAGCTGGACTTTCTTGCACGGTGACCTCTGGTGGGGTATATGCCAGTGTTGTAGGTGGCCGTAGCAACACAGCGACCGCTGATTACTGCTTTGTTGGTGGCGGGTACCTCAATGATGCGACGAACGACTACGGTGCCATCTGCGGTGGGTATAACTGTGATGTCTCCGCGTCCTACGGCAGTATCGGTGGCGGTAGTAACAATGCGGTGTCCGGGTCCTGGGGTGCCATACCCGGTGGCTCCCGGAATGTGGTGGAGGGCAACTATGGGACAGCGATGGGGTATCGTGCAGTCTCGTCCCGGAACGGTGAGATCGCTTATGCTGCAAATTTCATAGCTCGCACCGGTGACTCGCAGTGTCTGACCCTACATATGCACGGCTTCACCTCGAACGCTACCACCCAGCTAATGTACACAGATGGGGCCGCTGGCAGCGAGAAGTTGGTCATGACCAACAACACTTGCTGGGTATTCCGAGCCTTGATCAATGGCTTCAACTTTGACACAGAGGCCGAGAGCGTTGGCTATGAGATCACTGGGTTGTGTCGCCGAACCGGGTCCGGAAACATCGCGTTCGTAGGCACCCCTACTAGCACGCTGCTGGGGCGGGACAACGCCAGCCACTCGGTCACCGCCACGGTGAACACAAGTACCCAGTCCCTGGACTTTGTGTGCCAGGGGACTGCAAATGCGAACATCAACTGGGTCGGTAAGGTCGAGCTAGTACACGTAGACAACCTTCCATAAGGTGAATCATGTCCACTCCTGAAATCAACTCCGAAGACCCCGTCGTCCTGCCGGCCGAGCCCGAGCGGACGTACGACAAGATGAAGATCGACTTCATCCGGTATACCGACGCTGGCTTGATGGTCACCCTACATCGCGTGGACTCGGATGGTAACATGGACCCGACCGACGATGAAGGGTTGGTCCTTCGGTTCCGAGACTTCGACCGCGAGTTGGAGCGATGCCTGAACCTGGACACTGCCTGGAACAATATCCTACGTGGCCTAGCGGCCTTGTATCGTGAGACACGTCTCGTTGAAAAGATTGCCCGGGCAACCGCCCTGGGGCAGGACACTACAGCATTGGAAGCCTCGCTCGCTAGCGTGAGGGCGCAACTAGGGGTATCCTAAGGATGGAAACTATGCTCCCGTCATTGTTACGTGACTTTGGCCCGATCATCGGGGTTATTCTATTCTTCATCTGGCGGGACTGGAAACGCGAGGACGTGCTACAAGATCGAGTCACTCGATTAGAAACCTACCAGCAAGACACGTTGGTCAAGTTGGTCACAGACACAACCGCCGCCCTGGCCCAGAACTCCGAGTTCTTGAAGTGGTCCGGTCGAATCTTAGAGAAACACAATGGCCCACACTAACTACAACCTCATCAAGTTCGTCCGACGCTGCATCTATCAGATGAAGCGGGAGTACGGCGGTAGCATCCAGATCAATATCCTGGGTGCCATTGACACCGACTATGAGACGGGCGTGAAGTCTGCTGCCTGGACGTCCTACGACATTGACCGTGCCGTGGTGCTTCCGGTGCGTATCAAGCGTGAGGTTATCCAGACCATCTCGATGATCTCGGCCAACAAGAAGTTTGTCCAAGGCGGCACCTTCGAGACCGGGACGCGAACCTTCATCATTGATCGCCGCGACTGCTCGGCCCTGACCGCGATCAACAATGAAGACTGGATTGTCTACAACGACAAGCGTTACGAGATCAAGTGGATTGACGAGTTTGAGCAGGACACAGCTTGGTTGATCATTGGTAAGGAGTTGGAAGGGGCTGAGCGAAACAAGACGTTTCCGAAGACTGGCTCCAGCACCGTGAACATGGCTGACACGGCCACTTACGTGGTGACCTCAGTGCAGACCTTCGAGGAGTCGGCTAACCACGCCATGACCCTCAACAGTAACGCGGCCGGCACCTCTGTCTTCCCGCTGTTGACGGCCAACGGAGGCGAGACATTCAACGGCGTAGTCACCAAGTCTGGTGGCCCAGCCACGACGTGGGACTTCGGTGACGGCAACGACGTGACAAGTAACACCGCCGACCACACGTACGGCGGTGCTGGTACCTACTCCGTGCAGTGGGACGCGGCAACCGCCAACCTACTCACCCTGAATGTGGCCGACAGTGGTGTCGAGACCATGACCACGACCGACGAGTGGACCAACCTGACCGAGCTGGATATCAACGACAACAATGTAGCGACCCTCACCACCCACTCCGAATGGACCGCGTTGGAAAAGCTGATTGTCAGCGCCAACCCGATTGGATCACTGACCACGCACGCAGAGTGGGTGGCCCTGACCGATATTGAGACCTGGACCTGTTCCAGCCTTGGTACGCTAGTGCTGCGTCCAGAGTGGACCGCCCTGGAAGTTGTGAATGTGGGCGGCAGTGGGCTGTCCACGGTTGCTACGTACGCTGCGTGGACCGCGTTGCGGGAATTCAATTGCCAGTCGAACAGCCTATCGACATTCACCCCGCACACCGAATGGACTGCCTTGACGCTGCTCAATGTTGGCTACAACAGCCTAACCAGCTTAACCACCTATGGGTGGTCCAACCTGGAGACGTTCGTCTGCAAGAACAACACCGGCTTAGGTACCGTAACCCTATGGGCTGGGTGGTCGGCCATCAAGCACATTGATTGCGGTCTGTGTGGGCTGTCGTCAGTGACCGCCCGCAGTGAGTGGAGTGACCTTGAGTACCTAGACATCTCGAACAACATCATCACCACGTTTGTGACCTTCAACACCTGGACCAAGCTGAAGACCTTCTACGCCTACAATTGTGGGCTGACCTCCTTGACACTTCATCCAGAGTGGGTCGCTGTTGAAGACATCCGGATCAACAACAATAACTACAGCACCCTGACTACTAGCAACGCCTGGACCGCATTGATATCCTTCAAAACGAACTCGTGTGCCAGCCTAACGTCCCTGACAGGGCAAGCGGGATGGACGGACCTTGAAACCTTCTGGGCCAACAACTGTGCCTTGACGAGTGTGACCACGCAAAGCGCATGGGTAGTCTGTGACGACATCCGCATCCACAACAATAGCCTGAACGCGGCCTCGATCGACGCCGTTATCATCGCAGCAGACACAGCAGGCTTATCGAACGGCGTACTGAACTACTCTGGGAATCCTGGCTCGGCCGACATCAGTCGTAGCGGTGCGGCGGCCACGGCCAAAGCGAATCTGATCAGCAAGGGATGGACGGTGACAATCTGATGGCAAAGCGAACTCAAGCCAAAGCACTTCTCGGCCTGTTCAAAGCTGATGGCACTCTCCACACAGTGGTGGACTGCCCCGGGGCCGAAGTGCATTACAGAGACGATCTCTACACCGTCGTAGAGGCGGACACGCTCGACGACGTACTCAAGGACAAGCCAGCTCCAAGCCTAAAGGTGCTTGGGAGGGCTTTGCCCAGTGCCACGCCTGATGAGCTTCAAACTGAGAAACGTCGACTCGATACCCGTAAGGTTGCCGTAGTCGAGATTTCTAAATAACCGGAGATGAGCGATGGATGAAAACCTAGCGCGGTGGATCTTTGCATCGGTCGCTAAGCACTTTGCTACCACAGCCTCCGGGCTCTCGTTACCGTACTTCGTGGAAGGCATCGACGAACGCGATGAAACCACGATGCGGGTGGATCACGTAGAATGTCGCGTGATGGGACCTTTCATTAAGGAAACCAGCAGGAACTGGCACACAGTAGATGTTGGAATCAACTTCCTCTTCACAAAGCAGATGGACATCGCTGGCGCGGATGCCTATGACATTGTGAGGTGGACAGGGAAATTCATGAACGTCATGTTGGCACCTGTCCCGGTCTACAAATATGGGCCGGGTGTGGATGACGACGACTCCTTAGTAGGATGCCTGGTCGTCAAGAAGCAACGTAATGAAGCGGTCCGAATCTACCACTTTGGACAGATCAGCAAGGAAGACCGGATCAGACAGTCTGAAGTGGACGCTTTGTATGGAATGGAACTAACCACTATATAAGAGGAGCCTGCAATGGCACGAATCGAACTCCGCGACGTCACCATCTATCTAGAAGATGGTTTCGGCGGCTCAGCCGTTGTCGCAACGGCGGTGCCCGCTGATGGCGATAACAACCTCAACGTCAATACCGTGAACACGACTGACACGCCGACGACTATGGTCTCGGTTGGTGGTCGCTTCACGATCAACTCGAACGCGAACGTGATCTACACGATCACCGCTGAGACCAACACGGCCAACTCGGTCAACAACATCACGTTCACGCCGAACCTGGCCACTGGCAACACCGTCCCGTCCGTGGACGATGTGATCACCTTCCTTCCGCAGCGGATCGAAGTGAAGCTCGGCGAAGGCAACCTGACGTTCACCGAAGCGAAGGAATATGAGTACCTTCGTGATCGTGGCAACCTTGACACAGTCAAGGAAGGCGACGAGCAGCCGGTCGAAGTCAACCTCGAATTCGTCTACGAGTACATCAAGTCTACCAGTGGTGGCGACATCACTCCGGTCGATGCGATCAAGCAAACTGGCGAAGCCTCTGACTGGATCTCCAGCTCGTCTGACCAGTGCGAGCCGTACGCGATTGACATCCGTGCGAAGCACTGCGTGCCTTGTGGCACGGACGAGGACGAAGACGTTCTCCTCCAGGACTTCCGTTGGGAAAGCCTGGACTATGATTACCAAGCTGCGACAATCGCAGTCTCTGGTCGTTGCAACGTGTCGGACGCGACCGCTACCCGGTCGACCGATCCCGAATGTGCGTAGTCTCACTGGGGGTGGGGAGTAACCCTCCCCACCCCACCTTTTAGCGCCTCACTCTAGGAGAAGTAACATGAAGATCGGTGACGTAGAAGTTACCCCGAACGAGGAGATCCTCGTACTACCCCGCCCGACTCAGGACATCGTTATCCGGGCCAAAGCCGTCACTTCGATGGAAGAGTTTGAAGCCCTGTGCCCAGTCCCAGAAGCCCCTGGCATTCGGACAAAGGACGGCTTCCGCCCTGACACGACTGACGAGGGTTACATTGGCCTGTTGGCCCACCACAATGAGCAGCGAATGCACTTCCTGGTCATCAACTCCCTTGAGCCCAGTGAGATCGAATGGGACGGGGTAAAGCTTGACAACCCCAGTACCTGGAAGCTCTGGGCTGAGGAACTCAAGGAAGCTGGGTTGACGGATGTCGAATGCGGTCGCATCATCCGGTGCGTACTCTCGGCTAACTCCCTGGACGAGGAAAAGATCACGGCAGCTCGTGAGGTTTTTCTACGTGGTCGGGCTCAGTAGCACGGAAGATTCTGTGGCCCAGGTACCGGACTGCTGACTACGCGATCTGGGATGCCTGTGTCGCTGTCGGAGTCCGGCCTCCCGGGTGCAAGGAAGCTTGGGAAGATTGTGACGTGATGACGCAAGCCTTGATTGTTGCCTACCATCAGACCAAGGAACATGAGAGGTTGGAAGAGATTAAGGCATTTGCGAAAGCCGGCGTACCAAAGCTATGAAGTTCATAACCAACTTCACGATACCGAAACTTGACCTGGCCGCTTACGAGCGAGCCTTGGCCGCACACCTGTCTGAGGCCAATAAGAAGGCTGGTCAGGCTTGGCTTCACGCGGCCGTAGAGCAGATCCCGATCCCAACGTGGTCGGGAGCCTCTAGAGCCACGTTTCAGAAGTTGGCTGAAGAGCTGGACACGTCGGTGCCTATCGGACCGCGTCGTAGTAAGAAAGACAGAGTCCCGCTCGGCCGTGCCTCAAGTACGGCCAGCGGGGTGGTCATTGACACCCGTGAGCATTTCTACGGTTTCGTATACTCGTCCAATCTCCGTTACCTGGCCTACAACGAATTCAACAAAGCAGTCCCGGGGCCGCCGCCTCAGCCTTACGGTCGACTGCGTACCCGAACGCCCTATCACTTCCAAGAGAGAGGGCTGAAAGCCTGGCAAGCCTTTGCAAAGACTGTAAGGCTGCCGAACCCACTTAGTGCGAGATTCCTAAAAGGGACTAAGATATAATGGCGGACCTCAATCAGAAACTTGGGTTTGACGCCTCTGGTGCGATCGCCCAACTTGCCCAGCTTGCCACTTCGCTCAAGACGACCGGAGCTGCCCTCACTACCTTTGCAGCTCAGGCTCAGAGGGCTGGCAGTGGTTCATTCACTGCTCAAATGGCAGCGGGAACCCAGGCTGTAGACAAAGCCACGGCTTCGTACTTGGGTATGGGTAAGGCCGCGAGCACCGCCGCCAAGCAGCAGACTGCGGCTGGCGTAGCAGGGGCCAAGGCTGGGAAAGCCGTCGCCAATGCGTGGGGGATCGCCATACGTATCGTCGCTACGCAGTTGATCTCCAGGACTATGGGGAACATCGTTCAACTGTTCGGTGAAGCGACCGAGGCCGCTAGGGAATTTGGGCTGGCGATCGCGGAAGTGGCGACCCTGTCCGGTCAAGCTCTGGGGTCGCAAGCTGAGTTGTCTACCCAGGTTCTCAGGCTGTCGGACGCCTTTGGCCAGGCGGCAACGGACGTGGCCGAAGGTCTGTACCAGACCTTGTCGAACCAGGTGGTCGATGCCTCAGAGTCGTTCAGGTTCCTGACCCAGGCCATGAAGCTCGCCCGAGCCACGGCCAGTGAGACCCGGGACGCGGTCAATGCCCTGTCCTCGGTCATCAACTCGTACAACCTGTCAGCCGGTGATGCAAGCCGGATCTCCGACCAGTTGTTCAAGACCGTCGAACTCGGCCGTCTGCGACTGGAAGAGATCGGCAATGTCATGGGCCGCGTGACCCCGCTGACGGCCAAGCTTGGTATCTCGTTCGAGGAAGTGGCCGGTGCGATTGCTGTCCAGACTCGACAAGGTGTCCAGGCCAACACCGCCCTGACCCAGCTCCGGGCCGTGGTACAGAAGCTCATTAAGCCGACCGACAAGCTCAAGGACGTGTTCCGGAAGTGGGGTGTCGAGGACGGCCCGACCGCGATCAAGACCTTCGGCGGTCTGCAAGGCGTACTGAAGAAGTTGGCTCTGGAAGTCGACAACAACGACGCCGAGATGGCCCAGTTCTTCAACCGAGTCCGAGCCATCAGTGCTCAGATGGGCTTGATGACCGACAATGGTGAAGAGCTTAGGAAGACCATTGAGGAGATCGGCGAAGCTACCGGAGCCACCAACAAGGCGTTCTCGGAGTTCGTCGGGGCCCCGGCGTTCGAGTTGACTAAAGCTCAGAACGAGTACAATAACGCACTGATCAAGACCGGCGAGGCATTGACTGGTGTAGCTACCACCTGGAACAAGCTGAAGACCAACTTCCTTACCGGTGTCCGGGTTCTAACCGATGGCTTCGACAATGAGTTCGCAGTCTCGATCGAGAAGATTGCGGCCATCAATGAGGCCACCAACAAGGCCATCCAGGAGGGGCACAAAGAGAACACCAAGTCCCTGACCGACGAGCTGAACAAGCAGGTCGAGGGTACGCGGCAGGCCCTGGCTCAAGTAAACCAGGCGTGGAACGCCGCCGTGGATGACGCCCTGGGTCAGTCGAAGCGGCTGAAGGCCAGTATCGGTGAAGCATTCAAGGGCTTGAACGAGGACTTCAGGAACTCGTTCGCTGGGTTGTCGGACTTCGTTAAGAACGCCGCTGACCAGATCAAGGGTGCCAGGGCACAGGCCAAGGGGCTCAGGCAGGAGCTGGAGCAGCGTCAATTCGATCGCGGCCTTGAGGGCCTGTCTGCCGAGCGTCAGTTCTCACAGCTCTTCAACCGGGCGGCCGAGAACTTTGCCAAGGCCAGGAAGCAGCTTGATCAGGCGACGACCAAGGAACAGAAGGAGCTGGCTGACGAGCTGTTCAAGGCTGGGCGAGCTGAGGCTGAGCGGGCGAACAAGCTGGCCGAGTCCAACAACCTCACCCGCCAGATGCGTAGCGTCAACACCCTCATCGACGAGAGCCTGAAGTTCCAGGCAGACTCGCTAGAGCGGTACGCCGCACGGGCCGAGTCCTATTACGACATCGCCACCAAGGCCGAGCAGAAGCTCACCGAGATCGCGGCTGAGCGCGAGGAGATTGGCAAGCGGTTGGTGTCCCTGTACTCTGACCTGGAGCGGGCTCTCGACCCGGCTGCGCAGACTGAGCTTCTCAACGAGATTAACAAAGCTGTCGAGGAGCTAGACAGCCTGGATGTGACAGCCGACGCTGGGAAGTTCATGGATTCCTTGAACATCCCGAACGCGGCGGCCGAAGTTGGTAAGCAGGTAGACGAGGCTCTGGACCAAGTCAGCATCGACTGGACCGCCACGATCGAGGACCTACAGAATCGGCTGGCCCAGGTCAAGGTCGACCTCCGAGCCCAGGTTCCTGGAGGCCAGGCTGCGATTGACTCAGCCGAGGCCCAGCTTGGACGGCCGCAGAAAGCCCTTGAGGGTGATGCGGCGTTCATCAACCAGGCTTTGAAGGAGACCATCGAGCTACGGCAGCAAGCACAGAACGCTGCTCAGGCCCTGGGTGACGCCGAAATCCAGCAAGCGGCCAACACCCAGAAGGCCGCTATCGCCCTGGAGCAACTGAACCGCACAGCCAGCCCTGGGATCTTTGGCGTAGCAGGTGGACCATTAGAAGCCCAGACACTACCAGCTCTACGGGACCTGGCGGCTGGTTACCAGGAAATCAACGCCCTGATCCAAGCCGGACAGCCCCTGGATCAACAGAAGCTGGAGGCCCTCAGGCAGCAGGCTGAGAAGTTCTTCTCCCTGGAGCACGCCAGTACGCAGGCCAAAGCTGCCCTAAGCCAGATGGAGGCAGCCGTACGGGATTATGTCTCCGCTGCGAATTTGATCCAGGAACAGCAGACTTTGATGGATCAGGCGGCACTGAATGCTAACAATACTCTGCTGCAAGACATTGCCCAAAACACCAGGTCTACCAGTGAGGCTATGTCTCAGGTGTCTCAGGCAACACAGCAGTCTGCACAGAGTGCTGGCCAGTTCAACTCGGCCATGCAAAGCTCGGCCGGTGTCACCGGCACCTTGGTGTCGGGTTGGAACCAGGTCGCTGCGGCCACGCAACGAGCAGCCCAGGCTGCCGTGCAGGCCATCCAAGCTATTGCCCAGGCTCGCGCCGCTGCGGCCTCGGCTACTGCTTTCCACGGAGGCCGAATCGACTACCTCGCCAGCGGTGGTCAGACACAAGGCCAAGATACGATAAACGCAATGTTGGCACCTGGTGAGTTCGTCGTGAACTCAAAGGCAACAAAGTCCTTCTTCTCGGAGCTAAACGCTATGAACAACGGCGGCCAGCCTGTCTTCCGTGAGCAGGGTGGTGAGGTCACTAATGTAGGTGACATCAATATCACGGTACAAGGCGGTGACACCTCGCAGCAAACGGTGCGCGAGATAGGCAATGCCCTTCGACGAGATATCCGTCGTGGGGTTGTTAAACTCAACTAGGAGATCCTAATGGACGACAAGATGAGACTCAGAGGCGCTTTCAAGATCGAGCACCGTGACGCTGACGGTGAACTGAAGGGTTCGTACAACTTCCCGAACGGTATCGTGGACGAGGGGATGAATCACATCCTCGACACCCAGTTCCACGGCTCCAGCCAGGTCACAACCTGGTACATCGGCCTGATCGACAATTCCGGTGGCCCGGTACTGTCCGACAGCGACACCCTGTCCAGCCACGCTGGCTGGTCGGAGTTGACGTCCTACACCGAAGCCAACCGAGTGACGTGGGCAGAGGATGCGGCCTCCAGCCGGTCGATCACCAACTCGACCACGGCCGACTTCTCGATCAACGTCAACAACAACGTGTACGGCATCTTCGTGTCGAGCAACAACGTCAAGAGCACCGGTAACACGGGTACGCTCTGGTCGACGGCTGCGTTCAGCTCCGTCGTGGCCGTGCAGAACGGCGACACCCTCAAGGTCACTTACACGGTGAGTGGCTAAGCGTTAGCAGGCTTTGCCGGGGCGGGGCTAGTCCCGCCCCGGCTTCTGGAGACTACGATGGCTCTTCTCTACATCGACGGCTTTGAGTCGTACGGCACGGTGAACGCCACCCAGACTGATCTGGCCTCAAAATACTCATTGGTATCTGGAACAGGTATCTCTGTGGTACCCGGTCGCAATGGTAATGGGTTGTCGTTCGACTCATCGGTGGCCAGGGCCCTTAGACAAATTGACACCACCAATGACACCATCATAGCCGGGTTTGCATTCTACACCAATAACCTCGGCTCCAGCACCACCTACCCCTTTTACTTCAAGAATGCCACATCCTTTGGGGTTGGTATAACGGTGTGTACCAGCGATGGATCAATAGGTGCCATACGAAATTCAACTGCGCTTGGCTCGTCAGCCAACACGGGTGTGATAACGGTAAATACCTGGCACCACATTATTATCAAGACCAAGTGCAATAACAGCACGGGCACTGTTGAAATATGGGTAGACGGTGTGAAGGAGTTAGACCTTAGTGGAGTGGATACGCTGGAAGGTGCAAACCCAGCCTACCATAATGCGTTCCAGTTAAGGCGTGGTCTGAACTCCGGCAACTACATCTTTGACGACTTGTACATCTGTGATGCCTCAGGCAGTACGAACAACGACAGCCTCGGCGACAAGGTTGTATACACCATACGACCCGATGGCGATGATACCACGGACTGGACAGCCAACGGTGGTGGTAATCACTACTCCGAAGTGGACGAGGCCGTATTCGACGGCGATGACTTCATCACAACCAACACCACTACTGACCAGGACATCTTTACCTATGCAGACCTGTCCGGCACCGGCAACATCGTTGGAGTCCAGGTGACCTCGGATGTGAAGGAGACGGCCGCCGGTAAGAGTTACCAATTCAAGCACATTGAGAAAAGCACTGGCAACACAGTGTGCTCAGCCAACATTGCAGTTGGTACCACTGACTGGGATGGTAGGGTAACAGTGTTCGAGACAGATCCCGATGGGGATTCGTGGACTCAATCGGCAGTGAACGCCACCAAGTTTGGAATCGAGGCAGTGTAATGGCATTACTGTGGTTAGAAGGCTTTGAATCCTTTGGGACAACCATAGGAAACGCACCGGCACCGGCAAATGTGGTCGCTCGCAAGTGGCCAACCGTCGTCAGTGAAAGTTTCTTTGACATTGAAACTGGCAGGGGCGGCTCCGGTCGTAGTATGCAGATAGCCATCTCGAATGGCAGGTTTCACACCCCGGCGTTCGGGACCGATAGAACCCTCATCGTAGGGTTTGCATTCAAGTACCCCGGTCAGGGGAATGCCTATCTATGCAACCTGTTTGCAAACGGGTCGTGGGGCATGACACTGTACTTAGATGGTACTGGCGGTATGCACATCAGAACCGCACCCGGGGGAGTCCTGGGAACCTGTGGCTTCACATTTAAGCAGGACAAGTGGTACTGGATCGAGTGGAAAGTCTATGTAGATAACTCCGCCGGCACTGTCGAGGTAAGGGTGGGTGGCAACACCGTTCTGAATTTGACCGGGGTCGACACACAACACACCGCTTACAATTACCTGAACCAGATCAACTTCAAAGACAACACCGGGGCCTACGCATTCATCGACGATGTCTATGTGTGCGACGGTAGTGGTTCCGACAACAACGACTTCCTGGGTAACGGGATCGTTGAGTGTCTGCGGCCTGACGGCACTGACTCAGCCGGCTGGGTAACGTCGTCCCCGAGTGCGACCCACAGTGACAATGTCGACGAGGCCGAGTCTGATGACAATACCTCGTACGTGCAAGACAATACCGCCAACGCTCAGGATATGTATACCTACGATAACCTGAGCAGTATCACAACCGTCAAGGGCCTGCATGTCAACACTATGGCCCGCACGAACACTGGGGTGAGTGAGACTGTCAATACTGTGATTGACTCAAGTGGCACTGAGGCTCAATCAGGCAACTCGTTCTCCTCAACGTCCTTTATTAACTACTCCTTTGTCTCGGAGCAGGACCCAAACGCCTCCGCAGCGTGGACTCCCACCACAGTCAACGCCGCCAAGTTCGGAATTAAGTACATCTAATGGCTATCCGAGTAACCCAGCAGTATGTAGATGTCTTTGGCGAGACATCTGGTAACCTGTCGTGTGGCAGGCAGTACGTCGAAGTTCTCGGCGAGGCCGCTGCCGGTGACATCGAAGAGAGTGCCAGCAGTACGATCAGCTTTGTCAGTACGGCTACTAGCGAACCGCTCCCGCAGAGTGTAGCCCAAGACCTGGGTATATCTGACGCTGCCGCTTATGCCATGACCATAGCGGCCTCCGCGTCCTCGACGATGAACCTCACTCAGCAGATCCTGAAGACTGCTGAAGTGTCGGTCAACGACAATATGACATTGACACAGAATGTGATCAATTTCAACTTTGTTGCCGACCGGGTCACCCCAGAGAACACGATTGTCTTCACACAGGTAGCGGCAGCGGGTGGGTTCAAGACGGTAGAGCAGGATCTAGGACTCACGCAATCCGTTGACGTTCGAGGCCCAATACTCCAGATCGTAAACCATAGGATATTCTTAACAGACCTGGCCCGTAATACCTGCCACAACCTACGGGTCACCCAAACCTTGGCCATCGTTGATGACGCCCGTGTCCCACTACCAACCCAGCATGTGACGGACACGATGAACCTGTCCGATAACGCCTACATGTCGTTCATCGCACAGACCATGAACCTCACACAGACGGCTGTGGGTGGTCGGTCACCTGGCGTCCAGACTCAGACAATCACCTTCACGCAGGTGGTTGTGCCGAACGGCACGCTACGCCGCACGATCGCCCAGGACCTGGGCATCGACCACGCCCTGACGTACTTCGAGGACTCACCCTGCAACCGAAAGAACTACACCCCATTCATTGGTGAAGGCTCGGCCAATACCCCACCGGCCACGTTGACCAGTCCTCAGTACAGTACCAGCCCGGGGTCTACCTCCGATCGGTTCCTACTCTACTACCCGGCCAGAGGAGCCCGGTCCACAACCGTGTCCATCCGAGCCCCGCAGTTCGGTAACCGCGATCGTAACGCCTATACGCGAGTAAACCGTGAAACCCGTGGCGGCCAGTTAATCGTGTACGCCGACCCCACCTGGCCGCAGGTACGGACAATGGCCGTGACGATCACCGGCCTGACAAAGACCGAGGTAGACGAGGTTCAGTCCCTGTTCTACAATCATCTGGGTCAACTCATCGGCATCACCGACTGGGAAGGTTACGAGTGGGAAGGCGTCGTCATCGACCCAGAGCAGCCGGCAGTCCAGGATGGTAAAGAGCGTTGGACCATCACGTTCCAGTTCGAGGGTGAGATCATCGAGGGCTTCAGCCCGGGTCACGACCTCGGTGTCAGTGACACGGCTCCTCACGACTTCGATCCGGGGGCGAACAGCGACCTTGGCCTCACCCAGGCCCTGGGCGGCTCGTGGCCCACGCCGGACCCACCGGCAGGGCAGAACCTGGGCTTTATCTCGACAGCCTCAGCCACAGTGGAGTCTCCGTAATGTTCGTGCTTCGCGCCCCTTACCCAGCTCTACAGACCACCACCCTCCTGCCGAGCCCACGGTTCAGTGACCAGGAGGCCCTGAAGGCTACTGTCAAAACCGTGCGGTCCATGAACGGCACCCGCTACACATACGTGACCAGCCGGGACGGTCTCCAGAAACTGAAGTGGGACTTCAGACTGGCTCGCCACAAGGCAATGGAATTGCGGGAGTTCATCGACCTTTACTGTAGCGGACTGGTGCAGGTCACAGACCACAATGGCGTCAACTGGGTTGGATATCTGAAGAACAACCCATTCGAGTTCACCGGGGAATCCCGTGCCGCTGGCTGGCCAGGGGAGGAACTCGCCACAGTCACCCTTGAGTTCGAGGAAAGATAATGCGTACTGTAACGCCTCCACTACAAGCCAAGCTGGACCAGAACCTTGGCACAGAGCCGATTCTCCTGGTAGAGATTGAGTGGGCTGATGGCCACCCCATCATGTACTCCGACCAGAAGATAGATGGCAAGAACTACCCACATCCCACCATCCTGGACATGGGCGGTTTCGATACCTCCATGATGCTGTCCGGGGCCTCCGACTCACTCACCCTCAACCTTACGCTGGATGATGTAGACGGTAAGCTGAAGGAAATCTACCTAAGCAAAGATGTCCACAAGCGTCCAGCCAAAGTCTACCTCACGTACAAGGGATTGAACCTGGCCGACAAGACCCTGCTCTTCAAAGGTGAGATAGTCACTCCATTTGAGTGGGATGAAGGCAAGCGATCTCTATCATTCACGTTACTCTCCAAGCTCGAAGAAACCGAGGCCGGCTTCTCGATGGAAGAGGGTGACTTCCCGAACATCCCAGAGGAGGCGCTGGGAAAGGCGTGGCCGCTCGTGTTTGGACAGGTGTGCCATGTGCCCGCAGTTCAGATCCGGGCGGCACGCCGTGGTTATTTGTTAGCGGGTGAAGGTATCCACGATTTCACCCTGCACCCCAGGATCTGCCAGGCGAAGAACATCCAGTGCCCGGCAGCTAACGCAGGGGAGCACTCGTCGTACTCGATGGGTCCGAACAACGAGTGGACTGAGTCGAAAGAGGTGTACTCAAGCCCGTCGATGGAGTGTGTGAACCGACGCTTCGGCGAGATTTGTATGTTGAAGGATCTGCTGGAAAAGCAACTGGCTTACGAGAATGATACGCTATCCATCTACAATGGTATCAACTTCCCACAGGGAGAGGTCGTCACCATCTGGATAGACGGTGCAGAGTTCAAGGGCACCTTTAGCGGCAACACGTTCTCGGTGATGGACCGAAAGCATCCAGAGTACGACACCTTTAACCACGTTCAGTGTCGAAACATTCGAGATAGATACTACGGAAACGTGGCCGGTCGCGTCACAAATAACTGGTCTAGAGCTACGAATGACATCGGCGGGGACAACACCTCATACAAGTACGGCGGCACCACCGAGCAAGCACTCCAGGATTGCGATGCAGCCCTGGTGCGTACCTTGGCCTCTGCTGGCGGCCCGAGCGAGTCATGGAAAGCCTATGAAGATATGGAGTCCAGCGACTTCTTCTGGATGGCCGCTGGAACTGAGGTGTTCATGGAAGGCGAGTCCGAGCACTTGTTCGTCGCCAGTTTGATGCCAGCTACTGTGGACAAGGTCGCAGCCTACCGTACGCTATCCAACGGGAAGAAGATCCTGGTGGAAGTTCCTGCCTCGTACTACACGGTCTATGAGACCGACTACGAAGGGTACCAGGTTGTAGAGATCGGGTTTGACAAGAAGCTGTCACTGATCAACGAAGAGTTTGACGACGATATCTACGTGTCGATGACCTCAACTCTGGGTCCGAACGTGGCCGACTGCATCCAGTGGCTGGTCGAGAAGTACACCGATCTGTCGGTGGACGCCACATCCTTCGCGGCTGTGAAAGCAGCGACCACGGCGTACCCGTGCAACTTCGCACTGCTGGATCGAAAGCCTGTCTACCAGTTAATCCAGGACTTGGCTTATCAGAGTAGGTGCTCAGTCTACATCCGCAACGATGTAGTGTACCTGACTTACCTATCGGTAGAGCCAACCTCGGTGCGAACTATCAGTGAGGATGACATTATCCTCGGTAGCTTCAGAGAGTCGCTCAGTGAGACTGATGACATCATCACCACACACAAGATTACCTGGCGGGCTGCGTACGCCCGGATTCGATACGAGGACCCGGTGGACTTCAAGATCCATTTGAAATACAACGTCAAGAAGTATGGAACCTCAATCGAAGACTGGGACTACTACACCCAGAATTCCTACAGCACGATCTTAAAATCATCCACCTTCTGGTTGATTCGCAAGTCATGCTCGTGGAAGAAGCTGGAGTTTGACCTCCCGATCAAGCACATTGACCTGGATGTGAACGACGCGATCACCGTGAATGTGGCCCAGTTCTCATCCACCCCGGTGAAGTGCATCGTTGAGTTAGCACGTTACCAGCCAGGGCAGAACCTGGTCCACGTCGTTGCCTGGACACCCATCCGGGCCGGTGAGACAGAGCCCTACTACTGGGCCTGGCCTGCTGCCCAGTCGGCCACCGCTATATGGCCACTGGCAGGGGACACCAACGGCGGGGCTGGTTACAACTTCGAGGTCACACCGCCGGTCGACCACGTACTGCTCGGCGGCTCTGACAACGAGGATCAGCTCGTGATAACGACCGGCGACCGTAACCCCAGTGACATCGACGATGTAGCCCCGGTCGTAACATGCCTGGTCTCTGACCTGATCGACTTCGACGAGACGCCTCCCGAGATCGTAGCTCTACAAGTTGCCCAGTCGTCCGCCCGCGAGGCAATGGATCAGGCCCAAGGCGGGGGCGGGGGCGGAAGTTCTGGGAAGGACTCCGAGGACCAGCAGTGCGGCTACCCGGCCGGAGGCGGCTGCGGTTACAAGATCAACATAACCTGGCACCGAAGTACGCGGCAGGGTCAGAGCTGTGACGACCCTGGCTGCCCGCCGTGTGGCGGCCCGTGTGAGTGCCTGGGCGGTTGCCCGTCCTGTACCGGCCCGTCCTGGGTCATCTGCCACACGTTCGGTGCGGCCTGGGGTGCGTCCATGTTAGGCGACTACTACGGCAGCCAGTCGAAACGTATCGACGGCGTCTGGGCCTGCCAGGAAACCGCAGTGTTGACGAACTGGAAAGTCGTACAGGGGCGGGCTGTGGACGAGACCACTGGCCAGCCGTGCGCCCCGGTTGCCGACCCGGTCGTGCCGCCGGAAGATGCTCAGCCTAACGACACCGCTGAGTTGGGTCAATCCCAGGTCGTCGGCGGTACGCCTCCCACCTAATGGAGTGATCTATGCCTCAATGTGAAAAACGCCAGCGAGTGGTGAAACGCGGGAAGGGCGGTCAAGAGGAGTTCTTCCGCTGCATCAATGCCAAGTGTGATCTGCACGGTGAGCAAGTCACAGACGAGCAGTGCGACCGCTGCCCGCTGGCCGTAGTGTTCAAGAAGCGACCGTGCAACAAAGCCCCGGCCCCATGTGATGAATGCAGGGAAATGGAGCGTGAGCTTGGGGAGAAGTACAAGGATGGGATCAAAGTGCCGGAGTACCCGGCCCTCCACTTGCAGCTCATGTCGTGGAAGGAGGCTGTCAGGAAATGGAGGGAGGCCGGTAAACCAAAGCGAACTGACGAAGAAGTGTCAGAGATCAAGAGGAAGTTCTGTAACGAGGCAGCCTGTACATGGTTCGACCCTGAGAAGAACCGGTGCAAGGGGTGCGGCTGCCGTGTGACCGAGGGCGGCATAGCCGTACTTAACAAGATCCGAATGGCAACAGAACACTGTCCAAGGGATTTCTGGTAATGTTCCAATGGCTATCTGATATCGTACTGGCGATCCTTGAGATCGTACCCCGTAGAGTTATTGTTCGCTCCACCCACAGGGGCGTTAAGTGGCGAATGCGTAGAGGCCCAGTCGCAATGGAGCCGGGCTTTAGGGTGTGGTGGCCGCTTCTGTCTGAGATCGAGGTGATTCCCGTCGCCAGGCAGACGCTGAATACCCCTACGCAAGCGCTAATGAGCAAGGATGCCCAGCAGGTCGTGGCAGGTGGGGTCGTAGTCTATTCGATCTACGACATTGTGAAGGCGATCGGCGAGCGGAATTATGATGTCGACGAGACCGTGAACGACATCTCGCAGGCCGCGATAGTCGATGTAGTTACCGCCTGGGATCTCCACGACCTGCTTGAGAACATAGGCGGGAAGGTCGAAGAAGACCTGACCGATACATGCCGGAGACAGCTTCGGCAATATGGCGTGTACGTTCACCGAGCGGCCTTAACTGACTTCTCCCACAGTAGGACGCTAAATATCACGGGAGTGAATGTGTCGGTGTCTCATGGCGAAGAAGTGTCGTAAGTGTCGTGAGACCAAGGGCCGCCGACGCGACGTGCCGCAAGGCCCAAGACCGAAGCCGCCCCGTCGCGCTGATAGGAGGAAGGCTCAGCGCGAGGAGCGGAATCGGCTACTTAGAATGGCCAAGGCCGCGAACGAGGGCTCGGTAGAGCTTGGCACAGGCAATGCAGTCGGCTAGGGCATCGTGTTCGTTTGCGTTCTCGATGCCGAACTTCTTACACAGACTCTTCTGTGACACCGACCCGAACGGGATCTTCTTCCCGTGGTAGGCAGCCGCATCGTTGAACAGCGTGGCCACCCTCTGGGAGTCCCGCGAGTGCGGATGCCAGATCGTATCGTGCAACTCATTCCCCAACCAGTTGACCAGGAAGCCCCGCTCGAAGGCCCAGTTGTGAGCCAGCGGGCAGAGCCGTTTCCCCAGCGGTAGCTCCAGCTCGTGGAACCACTCCACGAACCGATCGACGGCCAGGTCACTGTCCAGCCCGTTGGTCACGAGCCAGTCAATGTCCAGCCCGTTCACATGTAAGGCCCCCTTCTCCGCACGGTCCCGGTGGTTCGGGCAGATGTGTACATAGAACGGCTTGTAGGTCTCACTCGGTTCAATCTCGCTGTTCAGCGGGAGGACTGCAATCTGGATGATCTCATGCCACCCAGCCAGGCGACCGCTGGTCTCCACGTCCACGGCGGCCAGCATGTCGCCATTCAAGTTTAGGAGCGAGTCGGGCACTGTCATATCCCTGAGTCCCCTTCTTCTTCGAGCTGCTTCTCTACCTCTCTGTTGAGATGACGCACGTAGGCTTTGGCAAGGGTCTTGTGCAAAAGCTTTGTGGTCTCGTCAGGGTACACGGGCACTGCGTCCGCATCGGCCGACTTCTGGAGCCACTCGGCGGCCTTGGCCGCAGCCTCAGGGACGCCGGTCGGTGGGCATCGGTATTCGCCAGACGCTACCTTGCGTAAAGTCTCCTTGGTTTCTGGGGACACGTCCGGGACGTCCTTGATCTCGAACTTCGTCATCGCCTGGGGGTGGATGCCGAGGGGCTCCCCTTCCTCAGGGCGGTACTCGTAGTCATCCTCTTCTTGGAAGTAGGGGTTGCACGGCAGGTCGTTCAGTGACTCCGGCAACAGGCCCTCTTGGATGCGGGCGATCGTGTCCCTGGCACCCAGGAGGTTCCAGATCGCCATGTCCAGGTGGGGCTCGTCGTCCATCCCGATCATCCACTTGGAGAGGTGCCGCATCCCGGAGTCGATGTACCGGGAGAGTGGGATTCCCTTCTCCCAGTTCCGATCGCCGTACTTGATGCAGCCGGTCTCGTAAATCTTGGAGACAGCCATGATAGCCCGGAACGGGAGGAGATCCATACGGCCTTTCCCCTCTTGGCAGTCACGGCGGGCTCCAGTGTCGAACTCGGTGCGTGCTCCGCTATCTTTGAACTTCATGCCTCTTTCACCAGCTTTCCTCCCGACACGATGAATTTAGCGGCCTCAATGTCTGTCGGTTCGGCATCTCGACCGAGGGTAATGTTACCCACGTACCTTACGTTCTTACTGTACTTCCCATGCGGGTAGTGATCAGGAAGCGAGGATTGGACAAGCTTCGGTGGCCACTCAGACCGCTGGAACTTCTCCAGCGTACCGAGGAAGGCTGCATAGAAGTCGTCCCACTTGATGGCGTTGCCGGGCGTGTAGGTGCATTGCTCTTCGAGGAATGCCTCCAGGTCGTCCCGGTTGTCAGCCATTGCTGCAAGCTTGGCCTCGGTCTCGATGACCGGAACCCGCATGCGATCGTTGTGCTTCGGGAGGGGCAGGGCCATCAGGGTGGCCATAAAGTCTCGCCCCTCTTCCATGCACGCCTTCTCCAAGTCTTCCTTACGGATGACTGTCTTGATCTTGGGCACCTCGATCACGGTGATGCGGCTGTCGCCGCCGTACACCGGACAGGCTCCCCGGTAGTTTGAGGTCTGTACCAGGTGCAGCATGTTCAACTGCATGAACGTCTGTTTGTACAGGGCCCGGACTGACAGGGTCTTGGCTGTGGTCCAGTCCTTCACCTTGTTGTACACAGACTTCCCGGCCTTGGCAATGTCGGTTTCGTCGATCGTCCCGAGTATGACATTCTCCAACTCTCCGTTGAAGTCGCTGGTACTGGTGAGGGCCTTGTCGGCCGCCTTCACACCCTTGGTCATCAGTAGGCCGACTATCTCGTGCCAGGTCGTTTTCCCAGTGTTGTTGGCCTCGGAGAACATGAACAGGTAAGGCAGCCGGCAATAGGGGAAGCGGATCATGGCGGCCACCCAAGTCCTCAGGTAGTCACCGCCGGTCTTGATTCCCCACTCCTTGCACCATGCCAGTTCCTTCACGTACTTATCCAGGCCGGCACCGCAGTGATCGAACACCATGTCCCAGTGCGGGTGCTTCGGGACCTCCCCATCCTTCAAGGGGCGGGGCTCGAACCTAAGCTGCGGGGAGGCGTAGTTCCACTCCCGGTGACCGGGGTACTCCGGCTGGAATGGTTTGATGACCTTGGTCCAGGCGTTGTCGATCGCGGTGGCGATCACGCCGACCGCTGCCGCCCCGGCCTTCTTGTTGATGATAGCGGTTACATTGTCCTTGGGGTGGCGTACCCACTTCCCGGAGTTGTCCTTGATCATCCAGCAGGTGGCCTCGCCGGCCACCGATCCGGTCTCGTCGTACGAGACCTCCTTGATCAGTCGGATCTTGTTGTCCCAGTAGGCTGCGATCCGGTCCTCGTCCTGCTTGGTGTTGACCCGATCGCTCAAGAGACGCTGCCAGGTGGAGGCATTCTTCTTCTCCCAGCCCAACCAGTCGGGGTCCAGGTCCTCTTTCTTCCGCTCGACCTGGACGATGATCCGGCTATCCTCACCCCTGGTCTTCAGGTGGTAGGTCCGGTTCTCCGTACGGATGTGGTCCGGCAGGCGGTAGCTCGATCCCAGGTACTCCAGGGCGGCGTACATACTGTCGACGTCCGGGAGCTGGAACCCATGCTTCAGATCGGCACACTCGAACCCGCCGGCCGCCAGGGCTCCCTGCCGTAGGGACGGGGCGATGTTGAGGGTGATGTGGGTCTTGCCGTTGAAGTCGTCCCAGAGCGAGTGCTCGACCACCCCGTCGCCGAACCGGTACACGTCCCAACCCCCTCCGAGGCGGGGTCTCATGTAGCAGTTGGGCTTCCCCTTGTCGGAGCCCGGGGCGTTGGTATCGAACGGCCCCTTCATCGGGTGGCCGGCGACCGCCCAGGCTTCGTGGACCTGCTTGATCGCACAGGTATGGGTCTGGGCTAGATGATGGTCGTGGACCCAGTAATATGTATAGCCGGTCTCTTCCAGGTCCTCCAGGAATCGCTTGTGGACGTCGTCAAGGCGTACCTGAGGCGATGCCTCGGTATCCTCGTCTACCTCGTCCCCTTCTGTCAGGGAGCCGTCAGGCGTCCATCCTCGCACTCTCACGCGGGATCTGCCGCCACCCCCTCCAACCACGTCCAGGTGATCGGTCCAGTTAGGCGGCACGTCAGCGGCCGTCAGGCGGCGGGTGGCCTCCTTGTAGACGGTGAAGCCCCGGTTCTCGGTAGTGGCATCCCGGTGCCAGACCCAGAGAATCCGGCCGCACACGTCCATGTTCGTGTTGAAGTTGAACCCGGCGATCGCCGACATCACGGGGATCAGGGACCGGGAGATGGCACAGTGCTCGTCGTGGTTCTTGGCCTTCGGGAAGGGCTCCTCGAAGTTGATATAGAGGTGGAAGCCCTTACCCCGCGTGGAGCGGACCACGTCCACGAAGTCCGGAGCCGCCTCCACGACCCGGGCCAACTCCGCGTCGGAATGCCCGATCCCGTCAGCGTGGCCGGCAATCGCGTCGAAGTCGTACCCGAGCCAGCGGCTGCACTTGTTCTGCCAATCCCACCCCGAGCTGCCGATCCCCATAAGATGATCGTCGAACAGGAACTTCCGGGGGTAGTCCCGGAATGTTGGGTTGTCTGTCTTGGAGCCCCACGGCCAGCGGATCGGTCCCCAGACTTGACCGGTATCGTCAGTATACCTGGGGCTCTTACTGTCCGGGACGGGCTCCCCGTCCGTATCAGTAAGGAGCTGGGTCTCCAGGTCCTGGTAGTTGTCCAGCCAACGGCTGAACAGGTCTGGGTTGTTGTGGTTGGGCAAGATCACGTTCTTGCCGTACAGTTGGGAAGCTTCCCAAATGGTTGCATTGTTCATAGATAATTTCCTCCTACTACCATGTCGTGCAAATCCGGTAGATTTGAAACTAGAATCCGGCAAGATGCCGGAAATAATTCACGACAACTTTGTCGGGTGTTACGCGCCGATTCGCCATATGGGGGCTAACTGCCGGCGTGCTCAGGGTTTATGCGAAAGTTACGATCTTGGGTTAAAGCAATCACCTACACACACGAAAAAGATTATCAGTATCAAATCTATAGAGGGAACTGTTTCCGGCCTTAACCCGCGCTCCGTAACCCGCTCGAAATTATTTTCGTCAATTTGCCGGAATCTAGTTTCAGATCCGCCGGTTTTGCACGACATGGTAATAGAGAGGGAGTGTGATGCTGATACCGATCGAGAACATCCGGCCGCCGAAGATTCTTCTCAGGCCAGTGAAGAAGCAGACAGTGGAGTACCACGAGCTGCTCAACTCGATCAAGGTTGACGGCATCCTACAGCCTATCCTGGTACGAACACAAGGAGACTATTATGAAGTAGTCGAAGGTAACTGGCGGTATCATGCGGCGGCCGATGCCGGCCTACGTGAGATGCCGTGCCTTGTCCGGGATCTGTCGGATGAGGAAGTTGAGGTCATCCAGCTCAAGACAAACTCCATTAGGCCCGAGACGCCCAAGACAGAAGTCGCCAAGCGACTCCACTTGCTCATGGAGCGAGGGGATCTGACTATGGGTCAACTTAGCAGGCTGGTAAATAAAGGTCCTAGCTGGATCTCCAAAATGCTTTCCATCAACCGCCTTATCCCGCAGGCACAGAAGATGGTGGACAGAGGCGAGATCACATTGAGGAACTCTACTGCCCTGGCCAGACTGAAGCCCGGTCTCCAGGAGAACTTCCTCGCACATGCGGTCATGCTGAAGGCCACCGAGTTCGAGGATATGGTACGCCGGGCTGTGAAGGATTACCGCCAGTGTGTTCAGCAGGACATGACGGCGTGGCTAGCCTATAGGGACAGCCACTACGTCGCCTACCTGCGACAACTGGACGAGATCGAGGACGAGATCAAATGCAACCGGGCGGCCCGTAGGGCAATTCGGAAGCTTGGAGCGGAGACTCCACTGGACGGCTGGAGAGCCTGCCTGGCGTGGATCTATCACATCGACCCCGATTCGCTCGCCAAACAGAAGGTAGAGAAAGAGAGGTTGAAGAAGCGACGGGAGACATTCCAAGAACGGAAGCAGAGAAACGAATTCACAATCAAGCAACTACGCAACATTTCACCGGAGATTAACTATGAGCAATGAACTTGTACCTTTCAGCACCGACGCTTTCACCACCCACGACCTGGTCACCACGGACGAGGAGCTTAACGCACTTGACGTAGTGAAGTCGAAGTCTCGGTTCCTGCCGCGACTCGTACTCGCTGCCTCCAGCTCCGATCTGGTCAAGAACCAGAAGTGTATGCCTGGCCAGTGGGTCATCCCCAACGGCGACGATTGCACGGTCCTTGGGAACGAGGTCGATATCCTTCCGATCGCGGTCCGTAACAAGGCCATCGACTTCTCGGATCGTAAGAACATCATCACGTCTTACGACAAGGACAGTGCCGAGTACGCTCGCATCAAGGAGATGAAGAAGCAGGCCGGCTGGGGTCTGTCGTTCTTGGTACTCGAACGCAGCACCGGGGAACTGTACGAACTGTTCTTCGGCAATGCGTCCGGGCGTGAGGAGAGCCCCAACTTGAAGCCGTTCCTTGGACGTGCTGATCGGCCGCCGCGAGTGGCCAACATCAAGTCCAAGCTCGTGGAAGGTCGTGAGTTCTCTTGGCATGTGCCGGTCATCACCAAGTGCTCCGAGCCCATCACCAAGGGTCCTGATATGGGAACTCTCGTGGAAGAGAAGCAGAAGTTCCTGAACCCGAAGACCGACGAGGTTGAGGTCGAAGAAGGAACGTCGACCCGCGCTCGATAACCAAAGGGGGTTGGGGAGGGCCTTCGGGCCCTCCCCGCTCTTTACCATGACAAACGAGGAATACATACAATGGGGGATGCTAAACGGTGTCACAATCCGCATTCAACTGCATGAGGGATCTCCTGTTCTTTGGGCCCAAGTCGGCAACGTCGGGGCCCACATCCCCATCGACGCAAACATCGGACCCCGGATCGCCTACCTCTGCTACTGCATCAAAGAGGGGAGAGAGCACTTTGACAGCACACGATCTCGAACTGCTGAAGAAGCAAGCAGAGCTAGTGGAGGCTCAGGCGAACGCCCAGTCAGCCCAGTACGTATGCCTCCAGGAGGGGATGCGGCTGCGCCCCAGCCTGATGTACCCGTGCAAGATATTCCACAATGATGTGACGTGGGTGTGTCAGTACGCCTACGATGAGAACGCAGTTGGGTGTGGTGACACCCCCTCGGCGGCTCAGGCAGCGTTTGATGCCATGTGGTTAGGAGATCCAGATGTTGGCATGGATGGGTAACGCTTTGATCCTGCTCTCCATCTGGAGACTGGGTAACAAGCACAGGGATGCTTGGATTTGGTCAATCCTTGGTAACATCTTCTGGACCGCGTTTGGGGTGTCTGAAGGTATTTGGAGCATCGTTTTCCTGGATGGTATCATGACAGCAATCGCAATACGTAACTGGAGGAAATGGAAGTGACAGACGAACAATTCGTCACCCGAGTGAACACCCTGATGCAGTTCCTGAACGAGTCCAATGACGAGATCGGACGCACCACAGACAAGGCCACGGACAACTTGCTCTCTGCCGTCGCCCACATAGACAAGGGCCATGGGTACGAGACTGAGTGCTGCCTGGCAGCCAATCACTTGTCTACAGCGTCCAAGCTTATGCGTCAGCACGGGCACAGGCTTTGTAGCGTTGCTGACGAACTAGACACGATCTCAGAGAGGTACCAATGAGAGACCGAGCAGCTAGGGTACGCGGTTTGATTGACCAGATGGCGGACGGGCATGGAGATGCCCTCGCTGTCCTGGTCAAGTTCAACCAGTACGAGATCCAGGCTCAGAACCTAAAGGCCAGGGGGAATTACAAATTGGCCGATGCCCGCTCCAAGTGGGCTGACAATCTCCTCACCAGAGCTGCTAAAATCCTGGTGGCCCAGGCGGCTCGCCTGGAGTATATCGCCAACGAAATGGAGCAGTTACGTGATAGCGGTTAAGTTGGTGATGTTCTCGGCTTTCGACATGAACACCTTCCTGCCGATCGCCCGGCAGGCTGTGGGACATGGCGTATCTGCCCGTGCCGACTCGGAGGTCATCGGTACCGAGGCCCACAACATGATGTGCGTGGCTGGCCTGGTCGACGGGGAGCTGGAGGACGTTGACCAGCTATACTCCGCTGCCTACATGATCGCCTCTGACGAGCGGGACATGCCAGACATTATCCAGACCGCTGGTATGCCCCACATCTGGGTGGACAGTCAGACACGCGGCATCAGGGTCGCCATCCTGGCCGGCTCAATCCCGGAGTGGCGGGACGCCATCCGCCGGGGCTGTTCCGCTCGTACCGCCATCGAGGTGCGAAAAGTCTTCAATCGGGTAGCCACTGACTTGACACAGCGGTCTTTGGATGGTATACTTGGGAAGACGGTCAAACGTACGCAAAGCGATGGCACCTTCCTACTGGAGTTCAAACCATGAGAACGAAGTTCCGTATCGAGCGAAACGGCCGAGTATACAAGTACCCGGTGACGCTGGAACTTCGTGACGGCCGCTTCTGGTTCGTGGAGTCTGCCTTCGCGCTGAAGGACGAGATCAAGGCCCTCCAAGGTGCCAAGTGGCACGGTATGGAAGACCCGCCGGTCAAGATGTGGAGCGCCCTGGACTGCCAGCGGAACCGCTTCCAAATATCGTATCTCCAGGGCGACAACCCGTACGAGTGGTGGGACCACCCGGTCCAGAAGAACGAGTACGAGCGTCCGCTCCGGGCCCACCAGCGGGCTATGGCCGATCATGTGTTGACCTACCACTACGCGATCCTCGCGGCGGAAATGGGCCTTGGTAAGACCCTGGCCGCGATCGAGATCATCGAGAAGTCCTGCTGCATGGACTGGTGGTGGGTCGGCCCCAAGTCCGCCATCCGAGCGGTCGAGAGGGAGTTCGAGAAGTGGGACCTGCGGGTACACCCCAAGCTGATGACCTACGAGGGGCTCACCAAGGCCATGAAGACCTGGCGGTCTGGGGCCCCGGCTCCAGAGGGCGTGGTCTTCGACGAGTCCAGCCGGCTCAAGACCCCGACTGCACAGCGAACCAAAGCAGCCCAGGCCCTGGCGGACGCCATCCGCGAGGAGCACGGAAAGACGGGTTTCGTGGTTCTCATGTCTGGTACCCCCAGTCCAAAGTCCCCTCTGGACTGGTGGAGCCAGGCTGAGATCGCGTACCCCGGATTCCTGCGTGAGGGCAGCCTGCGGTCCTTCGAGCGACGGCTTGGGCTGTACGAGAAGAAGAAGAAACCGGACGGGTTCTACTGGGACCGTATCACTTGGCTGGACGACGAAGAGAAGTGTGCCCAGTGTGGCCAGTACCACGCCGGAGTCGAGGACCACCAGTTCGTCCCGAGCGTCAACGAAGTAGCTTTCCTGGAGAAAAGGCTTGACGGCCTGGCCGTGCCCTTCCTCAAGAAAGATTGCCTCGACCTGCCCGATAAGCAGTATAGGGAAATCCACCTGGAACCATCGCGCACGATAAAGCGCGTTGCCGAGCACCTGGCCGAGATCGCCCCGACTGCCATCCAGGCCCTGACCTGGCTGCGAGAGCTGAGCGATGGCTTCCAGTACACCGAGAAGCAGGTCGGTGAGCGGACGTGCGAGTGCTGCCAGTCCCTGACCGGCACGCCCTACGAACCTGACGACGACTGCGACAAGTGCGAAGGACGTGGCGTCATTCCGATCATGGAGCGACACGACAAGCAGGTACCCTGTCCGAAGGACGAGGCAGTCAAGGACCTGCTGGACGAGTGTGAGGACCAGGGGAGGATCGTGATCTTCGCCGGCTTCACCGGGTCCATCAACCGGGTACGTGATCTGTGCCTCAACCAGGGCTGGGACGTTGTCCAAGTCGACGGGCGGGGCTGGAAGATATTCGGTGAGAAGCTGACCAAGGACTACATCCGAGAGACCAAGCCCTTGGATCATTGGAGCGGAAATGCGCAGCGGGTCGTATTCCTGGCACACCCGCAGTCTGGCGGCCTGGGCTTGACGTTGACTGAGAGCCGTATGGCCGTGTTCTACTCGAATGACTTTAACCCCGAGTCCCGATCTCAGGCCGAGGATCGAATCCACAGAATGGGAATGGACGACAACCTCGGGGCAACGATTGTTGACCTTTACCACCTGCCCAGTGACGAGCATGTGCGGAACGTGCTGAAGGAGAACCGCAAGCTGGAGCTGCTCACCCTGGGCGAAGTACAGGAGAGTTTGGATGTGTGACATGTGTGGAACTGGAACTGGACCGTGTAAAGAACAAACAGCCAACGTCGCGGTGGCTGGCCTCGTTACTCAAATGAGGGTGTTCATTCGACAAATGGAAGAGCTTCAGGTCATCCTGGATGACTTGCGGCAGAAACTGAGGGACCTCGACGAATGACAGTTGTAGAACTGATGGAAGCCCTTGAACTTCTCCCTCCCGACGCTGAAGTATTTGTCGACAAGAACGACGTACTTGAGCCAGTGGTGCGTGTGGAAGACGACTCCCAGGGCGTGTACATCGTTGTGGATCAAATGGCTTCTGATAGAGAGGGTTGGTAATGCTGGTAATGCCTTGTCCGATTTGTGGTCAGCACGAGACTGAATCCCTTATTGATCTTGGGCTGATGCCCCTGAGTGTGCTTGGCATACAGGCAGACCCGGACAAATCAATTGAGGGTAAGTCCCACTCGATCAGCATGTGCCGCTGCCAGCTATGCGGCCACGTCTATAACGACGGCTATGATCCAGACTTCGAGCAGCCCTTCGAGGGCGGCTGCACCATGTACAACAAGGGCGGTCCCTGGCACCGGCACATGGCAGAGGTGGCCGAGGCTCTTAGGAGCGTTATCACCATAGGACCTATCGTAGAGATAGGTGCCGGCAACGGTGAGTTCGCCCGCTTCCTACACGACCTTCCATACATCGCGTACGAGCCAACCGACGATGCCAACGAATGCAGCAAGCACGTTGAGACTAAGAAGCAATACTTCGCTCCAGAGACAGACATGGATCTGGTCGTGCCTGATGTTATCCTGATGCGTCACGTACTCGAACACATGACAGATCCTGTCGGGTTCATGCGTCGTCTGTCTACCGAGGCAAAGCGTAGCGGCCTACGCCCCAAGCTGGTAGTCGAGGTCCCGTGCGTCACCAACGCCCTGAACAATGGTCGCATTGAAGACTGGGTCTACGAGCACCCACACCACTTCTCCCCTGACAGCTTGGCCGAGGCCGCACGTCGAAGCGGTTGGGCCTGCTCCCACATGTGGGTCACTTACAATACCGAAGTCCTCGTGGCCGAGTTCGCCGTGTACGGCCCTGACATGAGGAGCAAGAGGGGCGACTTCATTAACCTGGAGAACAACATCAACTTGATAGGCAACATGCTGTGGGAAATGCACCGAGAACGTCCCGGCAGCGTCGTCCTGTGGGGCGGTGCCGGCAAGGGTGCCACCCTTATCAATATGTTGAACGCCCCCTTCCCGGTCGTCGATAGTGACGAACGTAAGTGGGGTAAGTACGTCCCGGGCACTCCGTACCGCATTGAGTCGCCCTCGTCCCTACGTAAACACCTCCCCGATATTGTGGTCGTCACTACGTCGTGGCGAGTCGGAGACATTGCAGAGGAGATAGTCCGAGAGGGCTACCCGGTTGGTCGCGTGGCCAACTTCTCGAACGGTAAACTCGTAACCTACCAAGGATAATCATGGCCAAACCTCTAAACATTATGCCGGTGAAGAACAAGGACGGCGCGTCCTCCAACCTCCCAACTGTCCTGGTGCGTCGGTACTATAACGCTTTGGCCCGGGGTGAGCACAAGCACATCTTGAACTCCCTGCACCAAGTGTTGCAGTTCTTCGAGGCCGTCCATTTCACAGCTTACGGTCAAGCCGACCTACTACGCATCGACAACCTCGTCGCCACGGTGTTCGCCCTGATGGCTGACGAAGAGTTCAAGGTGGAGGGTAACGAGGGCCTAAACCTGATCGCCACCAACCACCTCTTTTGTAACCTGGTCGCTTCGTCAGCTTACGGCACTACGGACGGCATCCTGCTCCACGTACTGCGTCAATCAGACAATCTGATGAAGGTTCTGTTCCTGTACAACCAACGGTGTGAAACTGTGATCGACGTCAAGACACTCTTCGACGTTGAGCCGTCCACTGCCAGCCTGTGGTACACCACCTACACCCTGGGAACCAGCAACCCATCAGCGGTTCAGCTTCGTAACCTTCAACGGCACGCGGAACAGATGGACGAGCGGTGGCAGACCCCACACCAGAAGGTGTCTTGCCAATACTTCACGACCACCTACTTGGCCCCGGCCGAGGATCGCCGAGTGAAGGGGATCATAAACGCCGCGTGTAAGAAGAAGTTCATCTGGGACATTAAGAATGACCCAGACCCCAGAAAGATCGCAATCATCACGGCTAAGTGGCACCGTAACCATGCGGTATACAAGTCGGCCGCCCCACTGGTGAACCAGCTTAGGGACAAGTACGACTTGACCCTAGTCCACCTTGGGGAAAACGTGCCCAAGAACCTAGTCACTGAGGGATTCGAGAAGATTGTCAACGCCAAGTTCGTTGGGCAGGAACTGCGGCTGCCGCCGGAGGTACTGGACAACAAGTTCGCCGCTGTCTACTACCCGGACATTGGCATGAACGACGAGTGCCTGTGGATGTCGAACTGCCGTATCGCCCCGATCCAGGCAATGGGTTACGGGCACCCGGCCACCTCTGGTGACAACTCCGAGATCGACTACTTCATCGGCGGCACTTGTGAGAAGGAAGTCGGCCACTGCTACGGTGAGCAGATGGTTCTGATCCCTGGACTGGCCCAGGCTCCGGTCTGGCCTCAGTACGAGAAGAAGGGCAACTACCAGGTCAAGGGTGACGAGGACGAACTCCAGATCAACTGCGTCTGGGGCCCGGACAAATACAACTACCACATGTTGTCGATCCTGGCTGAGATCAGTAAGCGGGCGAAGCGGAAGCATCAATGGCGGATGTTCCCGAGCCCCGGCATCCACCGGTACGCTGGCTTCTATCCGTTCAAGAAGTCTGTGTCCGAGATCCTACCGAACTCGTTCATTGTCTGCGACAAGGAATACTACGAGTACATGGAGGACGCCGAGAAGGGCGACTTCTCCGTGAACTCGTACCCCTTCGGCGGTTACAATACGGTGATCGAGTCTCTATTCCTGGGACTGCCCATCATGACCTTGGAGGGTGACAGGTACTACAACCGGGCCTGTTCCTATCTGCTCCGAGAGCTGGGCATGCCCGAGCTGAGCTTCGATAATGCAGAAGGGTTCATCGAATGCTGTGTATCATTCATCGACGATCCGGTAAAGTTGGCGGAATATCGCCAAGAACTTGACAGCCTGGATTTACATGGTATACTATTTAAGGAGGACGAGAAGAAGCACTTCCTCCAGGCATTCGAGTACATCTTCGAGAACCACCCGATCGCTAAAACCGATACCCCCATCATCATTGGAGATGACGAATGACCAAGCTTACTGACGACAATGTGCGTGACATTAAGGTGGCCCTCTCGGAGAAGGTCATGACCCAAGCCCAGATTGGAGAACAGTTCGGAGTGAGTAGATCAGTCATCAGCGACATTTCTACCGGGCGGGTTCACAAGGATGTCACAGCCCCTGAACCAGATTCGGATAATCAGTTCCTCAAGCTGCGGGGCGAGATCGAGCACCTGCGGGAGGAACGCAACGAGTACAAGCGGCAGCTAAAGGCTGCGGCCAAGACTCAGGGGCTGTTCTCCTCGGTCGTGGACGAGATGCAACGCATCGTCACCCCGATGAAGGCCCTACCGCCGGCCCGCCCGTTTGAGGTTGGGTCTGTCAAGGAAGGGATCTCCGAGCACCTGGTCATGCACCTGTCGGACGGCCACCACGACCAGATCGTCACGCCCAGCGACACGGGCGGCCTGGAGACCTATGACTTCCCGATCTCGATGTGCCGCGCTGAGCGGTACGTGGACACGATCATCAAGTGGACCCAGCAGACGCTGGCCCCACAGTTCAAGTTCCCGACCCTGACGGTCCTGGCCTACGGTGACCACACCAGCGGCGAGATCCACGGGGCGGCCACCCGTTCGTATTTCAAGAACATGTTCAAGAACACCCTGGCGATCGGCCAGCTACACTCGCTCATGTTCCGCGACCTGGCTCCGTACTTCGACCAGGTCAACGTCGTCTACGTTCCCGGCAATCACGGCCGGCGGTCGACCAAGAAAGATTATCATGGTGCCCATGATAATTGGGATTACCTGATCGCCAAGACAGCGGAGTTGTACTGTGCAGACCTCACCAACGTCGCGTTCACGATCCCGAACTCGTTCTCCATCAACCTGGATATCGGGGGCGTGGGCTTCTGTATCTTCCACGGTGACGACATTCGCTCGTCGCTTGGTATCCCCTGGTATGGTCTTGAGAGGCGGAAGCAGCGTATTACGGCCCTCAATTCAGTGCAAAAGGGCACTCCAGTACGCTATCATTGTTGCGGACACTTCCACCGACCGGGATCGACCACCGAGCTGAACGGGGAGATGATCATCAACGGTGCCTGGCCTGCCTCAGACGCCTTCGCCTTCAACGCCATCGGTGGCTGGACCGAGCCCTCCCAGTTGATCCACGGGGTCAACAAGGAGTACGGCATCACCTGGCGGCTGCCGGTGAAGCTGCGGTGCCCCTATGAGCACAAGGGCCCGAAGCGGTACAAGATCGACCTGATGAAAGAAGTCGGATAATTATTTGACCTCGCCCCATTCATGAGGTATACTTGAGTATGGAACGGATCAACGAGATCGCATCAGCCGTCGCCCTGGGCCTCATAGTGTTGGCCCTGGTCGTCGGCTTTGGGAACCTACTCCAAGCACTACTTGGACCGATGCTATGAAGAAGCACGCGAACATCGACGACTTGCTGGACTCCCTGAAGGCCCACTCGTCTGAGCAGCAGTACCTGATGGACGTGCTCGCCCTGTGGCGGCACGCCGAGAAGGCTGGGTTCAATGACGAGGATATCAAGGCTTTCACGTTCCGGCCGCAGTTCCTGACCCGCGAAGAGGAGAAGGAACTGGGGCGACCACGGGGCGACCAGCGTGCGTGTGATACGCACTTCAACGCCGTTCGCTTGAAGAATGGAGACCTCAAGCAGATTCCTTTGTACCCTCGACCCGAGCACAAATGAGAGGTGCAAGATGAACTCCGCTATCAACTACGCCGTGAATGTTGGATTGCTGGTGGCCGTTGTGGCCTTCACTTTCAGCGTTCTTTACCTCCCTGGCGGGTCGCACGACGATAAAGCGTTTGGGGTCTTTATTGCCCTGGCGTTACCATCGGTCGGTGCCCTCGCTAACTACTTCTTGATGCAGGAGACCCGATGACACGCATCATCTACTCACTGCTGTTTATGTTACTGATTGTTCCGACTGCCGCCGCCGCCGACTGTGAGCCTGGGGACTTCCTCGGCTACTTCACCGGCAACGATGACGTCGCAACGGTCAATGCAGCCCTGGGTATCGACGCCAGCCTGCTTGGCAAGGTCGATGACCCACCAGGTGCCGATGGCACCTTCACACTCAACGTGTCAGAGTTCGGCGAGGTCAACCCACTCACGTTGCTACCTCAAGATCCGATCGCCGGCACCTGGAGTTGGACGGGCACTACGCCTGTCAACCTGTTGACGATGAAGGCCAACGGCGGCTTCGCGGCCTACTGTATCCTACCTCCGTGTGAAGAACTACCTGAGTATGATACGATCACACAGAGTGGGACCTGGGACACTCGTCTACATCTGGGCGGGCAGGGCCTTAGCCATGCCAGCGTCTGGTCTGTGGACTGTGTCAATGCACCAGAGCCTTCGACACTGATGCTTGTCGGTATCGGGATCGCTGGGCTGATGATTTGGAGAAAGCCGTGAAGTACCTGATCGCTTTCCTACTGCTCACGTCCACAGCCTTTGCCTACCCCGCCGATCCTGGGTTCTACCGGGTGTACGACGGGCTCTTCATGGGCACTGGCACTGGGGACGGGACAGAGGAAGATATCTTTCGTGACGTCGGTCTGGATGTGTTCGAGCTGACCACCCTGGAAATGCCGGGGTGGAACGTCAGCAACGGCCTCCTGTCCGCCACTGTCAACGATACCTGGGGCGGCCTATGGGCCTACTCGGACGGGATGAATCTCCCGGACCTGCTGGTCGTCGGTGTAGAGGACGCCTGGGCGGCCTACTGCGTCCGTGACTGGACCTGGGAGGATTGCCCGGCGGGGACGGTGGACATTACCGGCAGTTGGAGCACTGATGACCTGGGTGGCGAGCGTGTCACCTACCTGTCATTGTTCCAGGCCCGTGGTCCGGTGAATCGGTCGTGCGACGTGCCCGAGCCTTCGGCCTTGGTGATGATACTCATCTTAGTAGTGTGTGTAGCTATCTTCATTGCACTTGCGAGAGGGGTATGAACATCCCATTTCCTTACGATGTTATTTACACTGTAGCCTGGCTGGCGATCGTCGTAGTGACGGTCGCCGGCTTGGCGCTTTACAACGACTGGAGTTGTAACAAATGAATCTTGTATTCACAGCCATGATGCTTGGAGTCATGGTGGTAGTATTCAAAGTCGCGGGGATCTTCGATGACTGACATGAGTGAGTTCGCCAGGACTATCACAGAGCAGAAGTATGCTCATGACCTGGCCGATGGTAAGGAGACGTGGGAGAACATCGCGTACCGTGTGACCAAGAACGTGCTGCGGCCGATCGGGTACACGATGCGGGACAAGCTTTCGCAGGATCTGTGCAAGGCCATCACCGAGCGGAAGTTCATGCCAGGCGGTCGCTACCTGTACGCGGCCGGGCGTGACTACCACCAGGTGCAGAACTGCCTGATGCTTGGTGTCGACGACTCCCGTGAGGGGTGGTCGGACCTGCTGCACAAAGCGAGCATGGCCCTGATGACTGGGGCCGGGATAGGTGTCGAGTACAGCGATATCAGGCCCGAGGGAGCGATCATCCGCCGCACGGGCGGTAAGGCGACCGGTCCCCTGGCTCTGATGCAGATGCTCAACGAGTGCGGCCGTGGTATCATGCAGGGCGGCAGCCGGCGGTCGGCCATCTGGGCCGGGCTGCGGTGGTCGCATCCTGACTGCCTCAAGTTCGTCCACCTGAAGGATTGGTCGGACGAGGTCAAAGAGCTGAAGAAGAAGGACTTCAACTTCCCGGCGACCCTCGACTGCACGAACATCTCAGTGGGCCTGGACGACGAGTTCTTCACGGCCTACCACGACCCGGAGCACGCGAAGCACGCGCTTGCTCAGACCATCTACTGGGAGACCGTACGCCACATGCTGTCCACCGGGGAGCCCGGCTTCTCGGTCAACACGGGCAAGAATGAAGCGGAGATTTATCGCAATGCGTGTACTGAAGTCACTTCTGCGACCCCTGACGACATTTGCAACCTGGGTTCGATCAATCTTGCCCGGGTCGAGACGATCGAAGAGTTTGAAGAAATCGTCGAACTCGGAACTGTCTTTCTGCTTGCTGGCACTATGTATAGCGATGTGCCTTATCGTGATGTCGACCGAGTCAGGACGAAGAACCGGAGACTCGGACTCGGACTGATGGGTGTACACGAGTGGCTCTTGAAACGCAAGAAGCCATACGCCCCTGACCACGAACTGTGGCAGTGGCTGGAAGTGTACAAGAAGTCGACCAAGATCGCCAGGGAGTGGGCCGACGACTTGGAGATCAGCCGGCCGAAGAAGACTAGGGCGATCGCCCCGACCGGAACCATCTCGATCGTCGCCGAGACCACCAGCGGTATCGAGCCGATCCTGTGTGCCGCCTACAAGCGTCGGTACCTGAAGCACCAGAGCTGGCACTACCAGTACGTGATCGACCCGACAGCCCAGCGTCTGATCAAGAGCGGCATCCACCCGGACGCCATCGAGGACGCCTATGACCTGGCCCGCGACGTCGAGAGGCGTGTGAACTTCCAAGCCTGGATTCAGCAGGCCGTGGATCATGGGATCTCGTCGACCATCAACCTGCCGCACTGGGGCAGCGAGCTGAACAACTCCGGCACTGTCCGGTCGTTCGGCGACATGCTCATGAAGTATCTACCGAACCTTCGAGGAATCACAGTCTACCCGGACGGGGCCCGCAGTGGGCAGCCGCTGGAACCTGTGACTTACAAGGAAGCGATGGAGCATACTGGGATGGAGCTTGTCGAAGAAACTGCTGACGTGTGCAGCATAACCAAGGGAGGCAGTTGTGGAGACTAAGAACGCGATCATCTGTCACGGGGCAGCTATCTTCTTGGCGATTTGCCTTGTAGTGAAAGGTGGGGCAGACTTTAGCGAGGCCCGCCGTCTAAAGAAGGAATGTGAATTTGCTACGTGGAAGACTGACCGGGCTCTCAAGCTTGTTCATGAAGACCACAAGAGGCTCGTAGCCTTTGCAAAGTCACGCGGGCTTGCGTCTCCGATGCTCCTGCTTCGTGCGGAATCTTACCTAGAGGGGGTCAAGTGATGTTCGACTTCAGTGGAATGCGTGTCAAGAAACTGCACCCCGACGCCCAGCTACCTCGTAAGGATGACCCCGGGGACGCTGGGTACGACTTGTTCACCGTAGAGGGCGGTGTCATCCCGGCCGGTGGGAGGACTGCGTTCAGTATCGGCATAGCCACCGAGTTACCGTACGGCCACTACGCCCAGGTTAAGGACCGCTCTGGCCTGGCCCTGAACGGCATCACGACCTTGGGCGGTGTCATCGACAACGGCTACCGAGGTGAGTGGAAGGTGATTCTGCATAACACAGACCCCCTCTTCTCGTACGTAGTGGAGCCCGGTGACAAGATCGCCCAGGCGGTGATTCGGCGGTACGCTAACCCAGAAGTCCACGAGGTGGACGAGCTGACCGAGACCGGTCGCGGTGCGTGCGGCTTCGGGAGCACCGGTCGATGAAGACCCGACTCGATCATATATTCGTGGACCCGGAGTTCAACTGCCGTGGTGAGTTCACCCAGCAGTCGATCCAGGAGCTGGCCAAGCTGCTGGAGGCTCAAGGCTTGATCAACCCAGTGTCGATCATGCCGAACCCCAAGCCGTGCGCTCCGCCGTTCATGTTGATCGCTGGGTTCCGCAGAACCGCTGCCGCCAGGTACCTGGGATGGGAGTTCATCGAGGCCATCCTGATGGAGGACATGACGGATCGGGAGGCCCGAAAGGTCAACCTCCAGGAGAACCTGGGGCGGCGGGACCTGCTGCCCTCGCAGGAGATGCGGGGCATCATCGCGTCCTTCGGCGACAACCCCAACGTGGAGGAAGTGGCCAAGGAGCTGGGCAAGTCGAAGAAGTGGGTGCAGGACCGCCTGAGAATCCGGGAGATGGACCCGAGGATTGTCAAGTCGGTCGACGATGGGCTGCTGGGAGCCTTGGACCTCCAGTACCTGTCCACGGCCCTGCCGGGCGAGCGGTGGAACATGGCCAGGATGCTCATGGAGAAGAAGGCCGAGGGGATCAGTTCCAAGTCCGTGGCCCGGGAGCTGCGGCTGCGAAAGAAGCCCCGTGGACTCAGGGAGATCCGGGAGGCCAAGGAGCTGCTGATGGACTACGGCCGCACCCCGAGCTGGACAGAGGTCATGGATTGGTGCGCTGGAGAGGTCCCATCTGAGAAATTCTTTGACCTGCCGCTTGACAAGCTAAAGGAGTATGGTATACTTGAATAGGAAAGTTGAGGGGGAGCCACAGGAGCGGCAGACGGTGGAGCGTGGAGGTTGGGTCGGCCGAAGATGGCCCGCCGACGAAGCGTGACCACCCGACAATCCTGGCGAGTCCTCAACACCCCCGGGGAGCCTGGTACCGGGCACCCGGGGCTTTACTTACATCTGGAGCTGACATGAAACGAATCCTGGTGTACGCACGGCTGAATGACGGCCTCCGGCACTTACTGTTCCATGTCGCCCCGGACTTCGATCTGAGGGCCTGGGCCGAGAGTCGTCGGTCAGCCTTCAAACTGCTCCAGATAGTGGGGCTTGAGACTGAGGAGATCAGCCTTGAGAACTGACTGCGTCTATCTCGACTCCGAGACCTGCGGCTTCGCGGGCATGGCCACGCTGCTCCAGTACGCCTGGGACGACGGCGAGGTCCACCTGTACGAAGTGTGGGACCGGCCGATCCGGGAGACCCTGGATCTGATCGAGCGGGTGATGGACAAGACGTTCGTCGGCTTCAACTTGGCGTTCGACCACTTCCACCTGTGCAAGCTGTACACCACGTTCCGCCTGCTGGACCCAGAGAAGCGGCCGGTCGACTACCCCATGCTGGAGGTCGCCAAGGCCGAGATGGAGGGGCGGGACGGCCCGTGCCTGAAGCCCCGTGGTGCGATGGACCTGATGCTCCACAGTCGGAAGGGTCAGCACCAGGCCCTCATGAGCCGGCACGACATTCGCATCCGGAAGGTGCCCAAGGATCTGGCCCAGCAACTCAAAGACGAGCTGGAGATCCGCATCGAACTGGACCCGATCCTCAACGCTTACTGGGCCGTGGCCGAGCGGAAGAACAGCAAGGGCGTCGTCTCGACCGAGTTCGATGACGTCGTGTTACGGTTCCGCCCTGATCGCGGCCTCAAGTCCCTGGCCAAGCACTGCCTGGGGCTGGACCCCGAGTTCCATTCATTCAAAGAGGTTTACCCGGTCCGGGACAAGCCCCTGGCCGAGTTGAAATACGCACCGTTCGCGCTGGCGTGCGGCGACTCAGAGACCTGGAAGGTCCGGGACAAGAACGGCAAGCTGAAGGGATACGCCTGGCCCCGGTTGATCCACCACGATATTGAGCACTGGAGAACGAATGAAGAAGCAAGACGTTACGGTCGAGACGACGTCGTGTACACCCGAATGCTCGACGAATACTTTGAATACCCCGCAGCAGATGACGACGACTCCGTGCTGGCATGTATGGTCGCCGCAGTCCGATGGCACGGTTTTGAGATCGACAGTGAAAAGACTGCCGAGCTACTGCGAAAATCCTGCGAGATGCTTGAGGCATCCCCGATAAACATCAACCGGCCGGTAGAGGTACGTGACTACATCAAGGAAGTCATGGACCCGACCGAGGGTTTGATCTTGGACAAGTCGACCAAGAAGGCCAACCTGGAGAAGATCAAGGATCGGTTCGTTATCCCTGCCGATGAAGAGCCTGAGCCCTGCATCTCCTGCTTCGGCGAGGGGTGTGTCCGGTGCGGTGGTAAGGGTGAGATCGGACCCGGTCCTATGCCGTGCTCAGTACGGGCGAAGGAAGTGCTGGAGATCAAGGCCGCCGCTAAGGAGCGGGACCAGCATGCCAAGCTTCTACAAGCCGGGCGGCTCCACGCCAGCTTCAAGGTGATTGGCACGTTGTCTTCCCGTATGGCCGGCGGTGATGACCTCAACGCTCAAGGTATCAAGAAGTCAGCAGGTGTGCGGAAGGCGTTCCCATTGGCGTGGGATGGTATGATTCTGTGCGGCGGTGACTTCGATTCGTTCGAGGTGACGATCGCCGACGCCGTGTTCCAGGACCCGCAGATGCGTCAGGACTTGCTCGCTGGGCTGTCGGTCCACACCGTCATGGCCCAGGGCATCTACCCGGAGAAGACGTTTGAGGAGATCGCAGCCAGTAAGGATCACGCGGACGGCGGCCTGGTGGACATGTACAAGAACGGCAAGCAGGCCGTGTTCGCCATGATGTACGGCGGCGACGAGAACACGATCAACAAGAAGCTAGCCATCAAGATGAAGGTGGCAGAGGCGGCCTTCGACCGGTTCCAGGCCCGGTACCCAAGGGTGCGGGAAGCCCGGGAAGAGAACACGAAGCGGTTCAGCGCTATGCGGCAAGAGGGCGGCATCGGGACCGCCATCGAGTGGCACAATCCTGATGACTACTGTGAAACTTTTCTCGGTTTTCGACGATATTTCACACTTGAGAACCTGATCTGCAAGGAATTGTACGATCTCGCGCACAACGTCCCACGCGCATGGCACAAGGGCGACTACGACGAGAAGACCGGAGAGATGGTTCAGAAGACGTGCAACCGCCGCGACCGGCAGCAAACGCTGGCCGGGGCGACCTCCAGCGCCATCTACGGGGCGGCCTTCCAGTTGCAGGCAGCAAACACCCGAGCGGCCAACAACCACCTGATCCAGAGCCCTGGGGCTATGATCACCAAGGCCCTGCAAGTGGGGCTGTGGGGTCACCAGCCGTACGGCGTTGGGGAGTGGCATGTGGCCCCAATGAACATTCACGACGAAGTTATGTGCGTGGCTAAGCCCGAGTTGGCGGACGCCCTGGCAGAGACAGCGGTGGAGGTGGTCGAGAGATATCGAGACCGGGTTCCACTACTGGCCCTGGACTGGGAAAAGTTCAAGCCAAACTGGGGTACTAGCCTTGAGAAAGGTGACCCGCGTTGGGTCTACATTAAGCCGGTCGACGTAGACTTGGCTGATGACGGTCCGGAGGTTGATCTGCCCGACCCCGGTGAGTCCATTGACGAATGGGCAGAAAGGGATGACGATGATGAATGAGTCTCAGCGTCGTAAGTGGCTTGCCACTCTCCTTAACAGTCAACTCCAAGCCTTGCTACACGTAGCAGGGATCTATCACCTGGCTCCCGATGCCACCCGGGAACAGATGATCAACAACTTGGCCTTGGTGGAAGGGATCGAGGTCCCGAAGAAGGTTCAGTGATGAACACCCGCGAGATCGCTAGAGGGGAGAAGGCCCCAGGCGCTCGTTGGGGGACACCGACTGGGATCGGCTAAGCGTCATGGAACGGAGACGATAGAAAAGCCCCGGCATGGCAGGGACCACGGCCGGAAATGCGGGTGCGAGTCCCGCTCCCAGTCTTGTGCGGTAGCTCAGTTGGTAGAGCCGGCGGCTGTTAACCGCCTTGTCGCAGGTTCGAGTCCTGCCCGCACAGCTTTAACCCTTAACCCTGGAGAAGAACGATGGCTGAAGTATCAAAGATCGAAGACGTAGGCCAGACGGTGGACTCGCTCGTACGTTCGAGTGACCTCACTGGTGAGGCTCTTCAGGCGTTCCGCCTGAAGTTGCAGAACGCCAAGTCCGCCATTGAGGCCCTGGAGAATGACCTGGCCGAGATGGAGGCCCGGAAGGTGAGCACCTTCGAGAGCCTGGAAGCCGATCGCCTGGTCAAGCCGGCCTACGATGGCAGCGCTGTCGAGGATGGTGAGATCGTGCCTGAGGAGAAGTCATGAGAACCCTGATCATCCTGCTGCTACTCGCAGCCCCGGCCTCTGCGGCCTGGGACCTCGACAACCTGACGCCCAGTCAGCGGGCCTCGCTGATCACCATGCGGGACCGCTGGAACGCTGGGTTCCGGGGTACGCCTCGGTGCAACACCGGTAGCTGTTCCTGGGGCCTGGACTGGTCGAGCTGGACCAGGCGGCAACCGGCGGCAACCGGCGGCAACCGGCGGCAACCGGCCAGGACCTGGTCGTCGTCATCGTACTACACAGGCGGTCCGGAGACCGTCCTCAACCCGTTCGTATCAGAAGCCGAGGGAGGTAGCGGACAATGACACTTGACGAAGCGATCCGATTCATCAACTCGGAGGCCGAGATGGCCAACGTCGAAGGACTGCCGGAGACGGCGGAAGGGTTCATGGAGGTCATGGACTATCTCAAAGAGTACGATCACTTGCGGGCGATCGTCGCCGACTTCGTAGCCAGGTGGGAGAGCCGATGATCAATATCGTCCAGCCAGACCATGAGATCCTGACGTACCTCAAGACCATTAGGGATGCCCCTAAGGCTCTGGAGCGGGCCGGCAGGACCTGCTACAAGAGCGAGGACTGCATCACCGATGAATCGGCCGAGAAGTTCGTGCGGATGATCTGCCGGCGGAACCACGAGTCTGTACTGGAGCACGAGTCGATCAGCGTCCGGATCACCTGTAGCCGGGCCTGCTCGCATCAGTTGGTGCGGCACCGCCTGGCGGCCTACAGCCAGGAGTCCCAGCGGTATGTCAACTACCGCCGGAGGGGCTTCGAGTTCATCGTGCCACCAAGTTTCTTGAGCCCTGGGGTCTACGGCAGGAATCCACAGAGCCCGACCCAGTGGCTTCACTACCCGGCCACGGGTGTCCCGCTGCCGGTGGAGGAGCTACGGCGTCAGGACTGGCTCGTCGCTCTGGAGGCGGCCATCGAGGGGTATCACCACGCCTCGGAGACCTCCAAGCCCGAGGACGCCAGGTACTTACTGCCCAACGCCACCAAGACCGAAGTCGTTACCACCATGAACCTTAGGATGTGGCGGCACGTCATCCGGGAGCGGGCGCTGAACCCGGCGGCCCAGTGGGAGATCCGAGGCATCTTCCAGGGGATCTTCCACGAGTTCAGAAATCTTCTACCTTCTGTGTTTGGCGACTTGACAGAGGTCCATTCGTAAGGTATACTTGTAATATGGAGCCAATCAAGATCCGCAGTAAGCACGGGCCGGAGTGGAAGATCCAGAGGGACTTCATCCGGTACTTGAACGACCGGAACTGGCACGTCGAACGGATGATCGGCAACATGATGCAGTTCGGGATTCCGGACATCTGGGCCACGCACAAGAAGCACGGCCAGCGGTGGATCGACCTGAAGAACCCGGACTCCTACGAGTTCACGATGCGGCAGATCCAGAAGTGGCCGGTGTGGGAAGCCCACGGCTGCGGCAT